ATCTTGTGCAGCGTGCCATCCTTCATGCCTCATCACACTCATCAGTGTAGAGTAACGCTTCACCAATGTAGCATTGAGGAAGAAGTTATTACTGACAGTATGATACACACCACGATGACCAGGAGGGAAATACTTCTCAGGTGCCATGTATACTTTGACACCAATCTTGCCCAATGATGTCATCATGGCATTGAACTCTGTGCGGACTGGCTCCATCATGCCATACTTCTGATAGTATTTGCCTACATCAGCAGCAGATTTGATCTCAACTACACCATCAGTACACTCACGAAGGATCATACAACCCATGGCATCCATGGTGTAATAACCTTTGATTTTAGGTTCCGCGTTGACTGGCACACCAAAACCACATGTGATACCCAGGAGGACAGCAGAAAGAACACGATTGCGTAAATTCATGATCAACCCTTCAAATATTCAGGAGAATCTTCATGCTCAGCGCACTTGGCAATAACGTATTCCGTAATCTTCCGCACTTGTTCAATACAGGTTCCAGGAAGATTGGCATAATTGCCGCCACCAGTACCATACATGTTCTCACGAACCTTATTCATGACATACATGTAATCTTCGATGCACTCTTCGATTGCATCATAGTAATCAGTCTGGGTATCCATAATTGTGAATGTATGCTAAAAATGATCTAATGTTCGGGTGTACATCAAGTGCCTTACAACACTCTAACCAATCTTCGAATTCAATCTGTAGTTGTGGTATCAGGGGAATCTGGGCACAGTTTTTTGATGGTTCTGATGTCATTGAGTAGTTTCTCTGCTAGTTCATGCTCACCATCACCATATGCAGTCATGTAATCTAAGACAAGTGTGCGAATCTGATCACTCACATTGGAGTGATTCGTAGAGTTCTTGGAGTTCATGCTCATCATAGTAGTGAGTCTGTTCATTTATGTAGTTGTTAGGATCTAACCACTCAAACCACTCATCAGCAAAACAAATGGCATCGTCATTACGATCTTCTGCAATCAACTCACGAAAGCGTTCTACTACCCACTCACAGATGTCATCACGGTTTTCAGAGATGCGGAGGGCGTCAACATTGTTCATAGTTTGTTCAGAGTCAGAGTGTTGGTCAGGTGGTCGTAACGAACGAATTCTACATCACGAGGGAGAGAATCGCAAATCGCCTTCACAAATTCTAATGTGAAGAATGCCTGGTATCGCCAGAATGTACGATACTCTCGGTCATACGGATCAGCAACGGTGCTGACCTTGGTGTTGTATTCACCACGACTGTATCGTGTTTGAATAGGCAGCATCAACTCTTTGATGTGCTGAACAACAATGGGTGATGTCCGTTGTTGCTTCAGGATTTGATTACCAAGTCTCAAACTCATTTGATAAAGACCTCAACATTGTGTTCGTAGTACAGTTTAGCAGCATCAATCAGCAGTTTGGACATGTGAGCAACATACTCAACATCTTCCTCACAAGGATCGAAATCATAGGCACAATCCCAATCGACAGTGCCATCAGTGTTGACAGGAGCACCAAAGACAGTGATACCGTCTTCTTCAAGAGCAAATGCTTGCTCATTGACAACCAGATAGTAACCAGGAACAGTCATGTTAGAAGCGTTTGAACTCTGTAGTAATTTAGCAGGAAAAGCGCGGAATGTCAACGCATGTACAGATAACCACCCGACCAGTCACACTTCTCAAGCATCTCTTCGCGCTCGCTCATGATCAGGAGATTGTAACGAACACCTTTAGCAGGTGCTTTGATGCTAGCAGGTTTGTACACTTCACCAGTCGTTTTATCAATGAAAGCGTGGATGCTATCGCGGCGATCACCAATGTGCATGAAGACTTTGTGATACTTACGACCAGAAGAGTCCAGGGAGTAGTGATAACCATCAGGAGCATCTTGCTGGAGAGCATCACACAGCATCATACCATACTTAACAATGTTAAGGTAAATGGTGTTGCGGGCGGTTTGCTCGGAAGCGAACTGGGCGAAGGTGGTGGTCATGTCGTTGTCTGAACTGAGATCAGTATAGGGTGAAATGAGTGCCTGTGGGTCAGGCAGGGACCACTTCGCTAGCTGGCACACGGGACACGGTGAGACGCTTGAAGTCATACTGACGCCAGGCATCACATGCCTCGTTCACCATACGATTGTGCTGACGATCCATGCCCTTGGCAGTGGTGCAACGCTTGACCTTACGGAAATACACGATGGGGATCTCGGTCTCAGGCATGTCGATCTCGATGCGGTAGTGTGAGTAGGTCATGGGTGGTGTCCCTCGCTGATGTAATCAGTATAGGGCAGATCAGAGCAAGTCCAGCGCCTCGTGGGACAGTTCCTCAACTGGCACAGTCAGGGTGTGGTTGTGGTAGTGTGGCACAGACGCGAGCAAGACGCTCCATCTGTTCAATCTTACTCTCTCCCTGATATACCATTTTCATGGATGTCATGGCAACCAGCACAAATAAGACATAAAGCATAGGATTTTTAGACATGATCAGAACAAAATCGATCGAACTTCAGCAGATAGTTCCTCATGAGACCAACGATCATTCAGATCCATGATGTCATCTTCGAAGTCCATCTCTTGACTGTCGAGCAATTCAAGCAATTTACGATCAAGCATAACATCATCGGTCGTGGAGTAGAAATTGAAAGCGTCGTTCATTGGTTTGCGTTGGTTACTTGGTTAGTCTAAGGTCAGTCGTTGCCCAAATACATGTATCCCAGACACTTTGCAAGGTGTCCTTCCAGGTCATAATCGTGGATGCCATGCCGATCTGCTGTATTCTTTACAATAGAAATCGGAGCACCCCACATCAAGTCAATCAGAAACTTAAGTTCTGCCTCACTGAGAGTAATGTCAACATGTTTCATGGTCATAGAAATTGAAGCACAGATGGTTTGAGTGGTTTAAGTATCTGCATAGCACTATAGGGTGTGGTATCCTGAATGTCAACCATATCTCCTACTTTGATTGAGTTGATAGGTGCGTAGTATTTTTTTGTTTTAGGTTTGTAGAATCCCCAGATGGATTTAACTTGCTCGGAAGTGTAACTAAATTGATAATGGTTAACAATCCAAATACGAACAACACCACGAGAGGGAGTGTCATATTCGTAAGAGTATCCTTTAGGCGGGACATGTGGAAAATCAATCATCAGCAGTACACGGGGGAGTAATCTTTGCCAGCATATGCTTCAGTGTTGAAATCAGTGACCTCAGCACCGTTGGCGAGATACTGACGGATGTCGTAGAGAGCGTCAGACTTGACACGAGTGGTGAAAGAAGTCATCTGAGAGAGTTCTTCAGTGGGGTGCCAGATGATACGCTTAACAAAACGCTTGCCACCAGCGACAGGGTAGAAGTCGATCTGAAGGGCAGAGGTTTGGAGTTGCATTGGTGTCTCTCGATTACCTTGTAATCATACAGCATGGAAAAGGGGTCTGACGACCCCCTGTGACACTTCTTCAACTGTCCCCGAGACACGGCACCACATCAATAGCACCTGTTACCTTCGGATCCTTCTCCAAATGTTTAATGAAATGTGCAATGTCATCCAGATCATACATCACAACTTGCTGTTGTGCAGAGTATCCTGGTTTCTTCAAACGCTTCCAGAGGATGCGGTAACGATTCATAGAGTAGATCCTTTGTTGAACTTAGCGATGTCACTCATGGTGATGTGTGCAGCATACTCATATGAGTTGGGTTTGTCAACTGGTTCGTCATCTAAATTAACTGGACGATGACCCATGATCAATTCCATCGCTGCAGTAGCATTTGCTTTACGCTTATCATGATATTTGATGATCTCGTTAATCTCATCCTTCAAATCATTATAGAACAGAAGGACACTAACTTCGTCATCCTCAAGATATTCATTAAGCGTGTCTGCTAGGCGATCTTTACGCTGTCGTGCATACTCTGCTTTCCAGTCAGTCATTAGTTAAACTCCTCATTACGGCGACGGTCAAGGTATTCTAGCACTTCAGAGCGCCATTCCATCAACTCATGGAAACATTCTTGGTTATGAGCACACTGGCGCAACTCTGGATCTGGTTTTAGGACACTCTCGTAGAAGAGACCAAGGGCATCTCTACGCTTATCGTGTTTTTGGTAATCCATGGTAGTCTAGCGTGGTAATACTATGTAAACGATAATAAACTAGATTTGGTGCGTTGTGCAGCAATCTTAATGTATTCTTCATCAATCTCGAACCCCATCCACTTACGATCCAGCGACTGCGCCACCAGGGCAGTGGTGCCTGACCCCAGAAAGGGGTCTAGGACCGTCTCTGATGCCTCTGTAGTGAGTTGGATGCAGTTGCGTACCAACTGCTCAGGGAAGGGGGCAGGATGCTGCTTCTGGCGGTCAGGTGGAATCACCCATACTTCACCACGATACTGTGGGTCAACAGCATCACGAAACACCTTGGGTTTCTTTTTACAGAACCAATAGATGTGTTCAGTGCATGGCACTAGAATATCATTGCGAATGTTAGGTGAGTTGCGTCTGTCCCAGATGATAAGTTGATACAGTTGTGCATCACTATGTGCAATGAAATCTGTAGGCAGGTAGCATCTATTCTTGTGTCGTCGTGGTTTGTGATTGAAGAAGATGCTACCATCATCTTTGATCACCCTGTGACACTCATTCAAGAATGCTACCATCCATGCCTGATACTCTTCCTCTGGCATATCATCACCGTAGGTAGAATAATCAATGTTAAACTTACCCCAGATCTGATTACCACGCTTAACATTACCAAGCAGACCTTTCTTGTTGTATGGAGGAGATGTGATGATACAATCAATAGAGTTGTCATCCAACTCACGCATACCTTCGATACAGTCTTTATTGATAATCATACAAACAGGTTGAGATGAATGTGCCAGAGAACATTATAGCGGTTGGATTTGGATTTTTTACCCTCACGCTGGAAGTGAAACAGAGTCTTACTACCAAGTTTGAGGTGTACACCCCCACTCAAGAATTTCCACTCTGCATCCTTAATCTTATCAAGGATCTCCTGATAGGTCAACTCATACTCTTGAGTTGGCATGTGGTTGTATACTACATGAGTAATGTCATCACCATTACGAATGATCAGATCAACAATCTTCTCTTTGTTGGCATCAAGGAATTGCTTGAATGCCTCTACCTGAGCAGGATCAATCTCTTTGATGGTGCGACGATCCTTACCATTGTAATCATACTCCGCGTTGCCACAGAAATGACGAATAAATGCAGCGGACAACCCAGTAATGCCTAGGGTTTCCATAAAATGTTTTTGTGTGGTTAGATGCACCTGGGTAGAAGTGCCGCTAGCATTCTTGATGCTCTTGCGAACATCACCACTCTGACCATCAATCTTAGTGCGTGATCCACCAACTTGAGTCAGTCCATGAGCATCACAGACTGCTTTCTCTTTGATGTCAGAGTATTCTTCGCGGATTTTGTAACCTTGTTCAGCAGTCAGTGGCATGTGAGTCAGCGGGAGTGGGTTCTTCTTTCTTGGGTTTGTTTTCTACTTTAGAATAGTCTAGTTCTGCACCGTATGCTGTATTGAATGCTACGCAAACGAATTTGAGTGCAGGATCTTCTTTGGGTTTAGGTTTGGCACCAGCAGCACGAAGTTGCCTCCATGTCATCACATCATCGTGAGGGCGTTGTGCTTTGTAAAATGGTTCCAGAGCAGCATACTCACGAACTGTGAGTGTGTGTCGAGGAGGGAGCGTGCCTTGTGTCATACTTCTAGCAGAGACAGTTGTTCGAATCGAATGTGGTCATCACAGGAATCATCATCCTGTAGGTCAATCATATCAGTGTCGGTGTGAGTGAGGAGTTTGCCGAAAAGAAAATCAACAAACTCAAGATCTTCTTTAGAAAACATTGGTCCAGCGATCGTGTTGAGCAAGAGTGATGCGTCCTTCATTCAACATGTTATCACACACATTGATAAAAACTTGGAACTTTTCTTCGCGGGTGAGGCAGTAGGGAACTGCCGTAGTCTTCACAACCTTGAGGATTTGTGCTTTAGTCATCATCAGGCGAGAGAAGTGTAGGTGTGGTCAGGATAGATGCCGTATTCTTCACAACGGCACTCGTAAGCAATACGCTTCAGCAACTCAATGTCGTATGATTCGATACTGTTGAGAATCTGGCGGCGAAGTTGCTTGGTTTCCGTGTTGTCAGTGATCATGGGTCGTTCCCTTGACTACCTTAGTAGTATAAGGGCAAAACCATCCCGCCTGGGGGTGGGATGGACAGTTCTCAAACTGGATTGACTTCCTCAATCTGAGTCACTGGCACCCTATGCTCACCTGCTACGAGATACCAATGCTCTCCATCTTCCTCACCAAGATACTTCAATTCATCTTCGGGGAATGAATTCTCTCTCAGCATCGCTTGGAGTTGCAAATGCATCAATTCACTTTTTGTAGGACTGTTCATTTTGTCTCAGCAATGTCCTACCACAGTAGCACAGGTACTAACCGTCTGTCAATGGTCTCGCTGTGTTCTGCCAAACAATATCACCATATGCATCTACAACATATGCATGAATGTAATGATCTTCATCAGGACAATACTCTGGTGATGGGAACCACGATCCAGCATTGAGTGAAGCAATTGTTTCATCTTCAAATCTAATTGTATTAAACAACCCCTGCTTCATGATGTCTAAAATGTAATCATCAATAAATTCAGAATAGAATGCATTAACCACATTCTTCTTTGCTTCGTCTAGTTGATTATATTTTGTGAGGTCAAAGTATACCAGCACACACTGATATCTCTGTGCATATGATGCAATCAAATCAAATAATTGTAGTTCGTTACCTTGTACAATCATGCTCCTGCTCCATCATCCATTTGATTTTCAAGGTTTTTAATAAAGTCTTCTAACCACTCTCTTCTTTCTGCTTTTTGTTCATCTGTGAGTTCAAGTTCAGTTGGTGCATCTTGTACTTGAGAACCATTCTGTACTTTATCATATTCTAGCAGCAGTCTGCTGAAATAATTACTCTCAGTAAGAGACTTCAGAACCAGATAGTTTGCAATCTTTTCTCTGAATAGTTTCAAATAATGTTTTCCAATAGGAAGATACTGAGTTTCAGTTGTCAAATATCCTTCACCAGGATAATCTACAGAATATACATTTTTATAAAAATCTGGAGAAATAGGAAATTTAGTAGATTCAGGATCTACAGAAAACTCAGTTTGATCAGTTAATTCTCTCAGTTTCTGTCTGTACACTGTGTATAGTTCTCTATCTTCAGCACCGAGTGGAGAATCAGATGCCAGTGCCCAGTCAGTTTCAGACAGCAGGAAGTTTCTTGCAAGTCTTAGACTGAATGGAGAAACTTCCTTCTGCTTTTGATACATGCGTGTGAGTTCTAGTTGGAACTCAGTGTTCTCAATAGAATCAATAAGATAATATGATTCTACTAGTTTATTCTTTAGTGCGAGACCTTCAGCAGCACCAAGTTGCTCCATCTCATAGTCAACCCATTCATATTCACCAGTCTTAAAGTTCTTCTTGAAGCGTCTACGCTTAGCATAATATGTTTCATTAGTAAACCAACTAAACATAATTAGTTTATCCTTGTCACTATCCCATAGAGGATACAAGAATGGTGCAATCTCATCCTTCCAGAGACTGTCAGGGATGGTCTTTGACATCCCATTATATGTAATTTCCTGCTGAACAGTGTCAAGTTGGACTTGCAACACAGGTATGTCAGATGAATTATACGTTGACATGTTGTTGAATATAGTCTCCAGATGTATTTAGAACGCTTTGATCAGATACTTACATAATCTGTATGGGTGAACCAATGGAATATCAAAGTCAGGATCAAGTGATGCCACTGGTTCAACCTTAGTAGTTGATTTCATTGTGAGTCTAGCATCAGTTGCACCGAGACCAGAACTGTATGTAATCGATGGACCAGTCTCACCCTGAACAGTATATGTTAGAGAGTCAATCGCTGGTTTTGAAATAGCACCAGCACTTGGTACGAATACCAGTTCAGTAACTTTCTCTTTCCACAGAATAATTTCAGCAATACCATAGTGGTCACTATTGAAATCATTATCATTTGCTCCAGATGCAACAGATCTGGGTTGTTCAATCTTAAACTTTGTACCAGTCTGTTTTGCAGCTGCAGGTAAAGCAACAGAATATGTATACCACTTAGTATCACCAGAAGCACCATCCCATGCCTGAGATACTGCAGGAACATCACCAATAATAGGATCAGTTCTAGTTGCATTTGGATTGACAATAGTATCAATCAACTGCCATGTTGTAGAACCAGACAACTGATAATATACTCTAAGTGTTTCTTCTGGTGTGTCACCACCATTTACACCATTACCTCTACAACATTTAATCGAGAAATAATTGACATTTGTACAGTCTGCACTAACTGTTTCAGCAAATCTAGTTTTATCTGTTTGAATACTTTGTCCACCAAACTTCAGATATCTTGTATATTGCTGCGAAGAGTTTGTTGTTAATGTCAAATCACTTACAGTTCCTGCTGCAGTATCAATTTGAGCATTAACAATAGTACCGCCAGCAGCACCATTCATGATATAAACATATGGTATTTCTTGGTATCCAGCACCACCACTTGCTAATGTAACACTGGTTACTGTGTTAGAACCAGAGAGTGTACATGTTGCTGTTGCTGCCGTTGTAGCACCACCGCCAACAATATAGACATCTGGAGTTGCAGTTGGTAGTTTAAAGTCACCTGCTGTTCCTTGACCAGAACCACTACTATAAACATCAATATCCCAGTCATCTGCTGTTGCAGATCCTTTTGTAATTACATCACCAACAGATACTGTAGTTATACCACCTTCATATCCAGTGATGACACCCAGAGCAACTTTTACATATCCACCACTACCACTAGATGTTGATCCACTACTAGAACCAGATGCAGACACACCAGAACCACCACTACCAACAACAACGGTTGCAGATGCAGGATTATCCATATCTTCCCATGGTGTGTTTCCATTCCAGGAACCACCGCCTCCACCACCGCCTCCACCAGGAGTCCAGTAATCATTATTATATGATACAACTAACCTTACTTTACCTGTTGTTCTTCCTGATGTAGCCAGTGAACCATTAGTGAAGTAATCAGTTCTGTAAGAACTTACACCCGTTAGTCCACCGCCACCACCACCGTGACCACCATCAGCACCAGGACCACCACCAGGACCAGAAGAACCACCGCCGTTACCAATACCACCGAAGGTAAGACCGTTGACAGCACATCCGCCGCCACCGCCTCCGCCGCCACCACCGACGCAACCGTAGTAACCACCAGTACCACCAGCACCAGCACCTAGGGCAGATGTTGTTGACTGCAACCCTGCAGGGGGACCGTTACCATTGGCACCAGCACCGCCATCATATCCATCAGCACCAGCTCCACCGCCGCCACCAGCACCGATAACAGTTTGTGTTCCTCTTCTCAGAAGAGTTGATGCACCACCACCGCCGCCATCAGCATCAGCGTGACCTTCACCACCAGCACCGCCGCGACCTGAGTGAGATGCACTACCACCAGTTGGATTATCAGTAGTACCATCTACACCATTATATCCAATCTGGACATTCCAGTTTTGTTGTGTAAATGAACTGAGTTGATCAGATCTTAACTCAGCATATACTCTGCTACCATATGCACCTTGTCTGCCACCTCTAGCATTACCACCCTTTGCACCATGAACATAAAATGCAACTGATGTTGGGTTAGCAACTTGAGTCAGGTTAAAAGATCCATCACTAGTTAATTCTGTGTCTAGTGTTCCACTCTGTCCACCAACAAATACGTTTACACCATTGGTTCCTTGACCATATGGTGGATATCCAATGAGTCCGCCAATACCACCGCTACTTGGATTACTTGGATAATCTGCATATGGATATCCATTACCAGATGTACCATTTCCTCCGTTAGTTCCAGCAAGACCAGTGTTTTCACCCCCACCCTCTGTGCCATTTGTAACTGTAGTACCGCCAGCACCACCAATACCACCTTGAAGTCCACTAGATGCTCCACCTCTTTGTCCACCATTTGCAGTGAGATCGATCTTACTTCCATCACCAATTGTTAATCTACTAGCAGTTCCACTATTTCCTTGAATAGTTCCAGCAGCACCAGATCCACCACCACCAACAACAATATATTGTAAGGTTTTTGGATTACCAGTTATATTTGTAAAATTGATGCTGTAGTTACCAGGACTGGTAAATTCCCACTCATTAGAATAATCATAAACTGGTGTACCACCAGTTGTTATATTTCTACCGCCAATAATAGAGTTTGTGGAGAATCTTAGAAACTCTGGGTTTGGAATATATGTTTGGAACTCATATGATCCAGCACCATTTGCACCAGATGCAAGATAGTATTGATCATTCTCTGGTTCAGTAGGATCTTTAATACTACCATTGCCACCTGCACCACCAAGATAATCAAATACATCATAGGTTGCAACAGTATTATCTGTATTTGCAACTCTCAGTAGTCCATGCTTGTGTGTAAATACCTGACCTGTTGTTGGATACCATCTAGAAATTCTACCAGATCCAAGTTTATAATCTACAAGATATCTATCACCACTACTCTCTTTAATCCATTCTTCACCACCAGGAATACTGTGATACATGGTGTGGTTGTGTTGTGGAGCACCAGGAACTCTGGACTCTCTCATGGTAACAGTTACTGACTGAGATCCAATGATAGTACAACCAGTATTCTCAGTAACTTGTTCATATCCAGAGGTTACAATTCTACCCAGAGAGAAATAATCATCCTGAGATTCTTTAGCAAAATACCAGAATCCACCTGTAGTTCCTACACCCAATGTACTGTTGCCAGCATTAGGAGAGTTGTTACCAAATACAGGACCATTGCCAACGATTTTCTTTGCTTTTGTATCAGGAACTTTAAATGTTCCTAGATTAGGATCTCCCCACCATTCAAATACATTATTGGTGTTGATTCCTTGAATAGATCCAGTGGTAGAATTCCATCTAACTTCCACTTGAGCACCAGTTCCACCACCACCTGTTAAAGTGACAATAGGTGCAGATGTATATCCAGATCCACTGTTTGCTACACTAATTGAAGTGACAATACCGTTAGTAGTGTCAACACTAGCATATGCAACTGCCTGAACACCATTTGTTGCTTGCGGCGCAGTAATATTGACAATGGGTGCCGATGTGTATCCAGATCCACCATTAATTATATCAATTCCACTACTGGATGCACCACCATATTGAGTTCCGATAACAGCGTAGAGAGCAGGATAGTCTGCAATATTATATTCCGTTCCATCACAATACAAATATCCTTCATGTGTATATGCTGGATCATCACCAGTATTATAGGAATTTCCACTAGTTTCAGAAAGTTTTGGAAATGATCCACCTGCAGGGCGATAGTGATGATCAAATGAGTTTTGTGTGCTCTTTAAATTGGGCACAATAGCTCCCACTGGTGTGGTGTCCACCAGCATATCTGTTAAGAATCCCTGTCTTGCGTTTCTATAACTCTGTACCATTACTATTAGATCTTAATTAGGTATTCCATAACGATAAATGGAGCACATGCAGAATCAACAGATACTGATGCGTCTGCTCCGATAGTCATTGTTGTTACTAGATTTTCTGGTGGAACAACAATTGCTTGTGTTTTAACTTTATAATTGTGATCACCTCTTTCCAAATCAATTCTGTGGTTGTGACTTGTAGGATCAGTTCCAGCAGCAATTGTTAAATCAACTGTATCTGTAGAAACATTCTCAACATCTGTTGTAGCAGTTCCCTCTTTTACTGCAAAATTAGATTGCATTGGAAGAACATCATAAAGACTATTACCATTGAAATCAGTTGGAACTCCAGGGTATCCTTGATCATATGTTACAGGAACATCGATAGTATTCGTTGCAACTGTTGGGTTTCCAGAATACAAACAAGCACCAAATAAACCCCAAGTATTTTTATACTGTGCTGTCTCACCATCGATAGCACCCTCTAATGCACCACCATCAACGCTAAAAGAACTGTTAGTAATACATCCATATGTATAGGTAGATTCATTTGCTCCAAAAATACAACCACCCCAGTAAATGGTCTCTTGGAATCCAGAAACATTAACAGAAGTAGGTCCGCCACCATCGCCAGGACTCCATTTATGAATTGCCAGACAAGGTTCTGCACCACTTCCAGGTTCATTACTGGAATTTGTAGTTTCATCTAACCAATCTTGAATAGCGATAGTAGATGCATTTAGAAGTCCAGTTCTTCCTTCTGCCAATGGATTATCAGAATCCGTCTCAAGAACTCCCATGTTTCTAGCTCTAACAGCACCATGGAAGTGTGCATGTGGGTGAATTGCTGTTTCTTCTACACCTTCATTATCAGTATAGTGAGTGTCCCCAGCATAATTCCATCCAGGTCTTCCTCTAATAGCAATCTCTTGACTTGGTACAGTTATAGAACCAGAGTATGTGATTCTAACATCTGTACCAATAGCAGATGTTGCCTCAATACCAATTCCAGATCTGCTAATTTCATTACCAGCTGCGTTGGGAAGTCTGATGTTATTATAAACACCAGCGTTAGCACCAGATGTTGGTTCTGGATACTTAGAACCAAGATCTGGAACAACAAACTGGTTGTCAGTTACCGTATCAAACAGTTCTCCATCAATTGTTCTTCTAGCATACTTGGAAGCTTCGCCAGTTCCAAGAATTGCTGCTAGAGCAGGATAATCATCAGCAAAATATCGAGCTCCATCACATTTCAGATATCCAGCAGGCAAATTTCTTGCGTTAACAGCATCAGTTGGGTCGCCATCATATTGCACAGGCCAAATAATAATTTGACCCGTGAGGTTACCATACTTAGCTCTTTCTTTTGAGTAAAATGCAGGCATTAGTACGCTTTGATGATGAATGTCATAGTGACACTAGGTTGTGTAGTATCACATGTAATATTTAGAGCATCTTCTAGACTATCTGCCGAAAGTGATGATCCATCTGCATCATTTGCTGTGTGTGATGGTGGACTTGCCATCGATCCAATAGTCTGAGAAATTTCAAAACTTCCGTGGTTGTGTGATCTAAATGTTTGCTCCGTTGGATCTTTACCATCTGCGGCAGTGTTAAGAGAACCTGGCCAGGATCCATGTCTAAATGCAACATCAATTGTTCCAGAATTTTTAGCAGGAAGATTCAATGTGATTTGATAAATTGGTGCTGCTTCTGTACCAACATTTTCGACAACTTGAACCATTGTTCCTTCACGGAAGTAGTGATATTTGTTGTCAAGTATAACAGTGGTGACATACATTAAAGGAGTGATCCTATCATACTGATACCAACTCTCTCCACCAACTGTATACAGTCTTCTAATATCTGTGCCAGCTGGTAATGTAATCGTAGAACTTTCAGCAGTTAGGGTTACACCAGACACAGAGAATACTGGTGCTGTCTCTGGGTTATCGACCAGACCATCTGCTCTAATTGGAGATCCAGTATTATATCCAAAGAAATTTGGTCTGGATCTAGTTTCCATTGGTCTTGGAAAATATCCAGTGTGAGCAGGTGTTTTGTGTGTATCAACTGGTACAGTATCAATGATTTGATCAGTATTGCCGCGGCCAAAAATTGTTTGTGTATATGTTTGAGATGCTTGACCAGTACCACCACCCAACTGTTCTCTATCTGTTGTTGTCCAGTTATCTTCACCAGCAGGTACAAATCCCCAATAATTTTTTCCAGAACTGTCGTTAATAAATTCCTGAAAGTAATCACATCGTGGAAGTGTGTGCTCTTTGAATGCATCACCATAGAATGTACAAACCATAGCACCCTGTTGCCAAGATGTTGGTTCAGCGTCTGCATTTTCACAAGTGTTTGGACCTTCAGTTTGATTACATAGACCAGTAGATGCTTCACCAGTCATATTAATGCCAGCATCAGTTCTGAATGTCATAGGTCCAGAAGCATTTGGGTTTACAGACCCAAGTGAATCACTGTGACCATGAGATGGCATATGGTTGATGCCTAGCTTTCTGTTGAGGGTGTGTACTGTCTCAAGAAAATCTGGTGCTGTTAGTGTAATGTTATCAAATTTAAAATATAAATTACCAGCTAAGTTGAGATTGAAATCAATATCAGCAGTTGCCTGATATGTTGTGTTAATAGAGACAGTCTCACCGAAGTCAACAATTAGATCACCAAGTGTATTTCCTTCTGTGTCATATGCAGCATTGGCAGGATCACTTTGACCCATTTGATATGTCGGATCATCTAGATATGATCTTTCGAGATCCATCAACACACCATTAGACAACTGTGGTAATTTAAATGTTGCTTCAGTTCCAACATATGGAAACTCAATATAGTTTCCACCGTTATCAGTCATAGTACCACCATATCCATCACCAAGTGCTGCCGCCAATAATGGATAATCTTCAGCTCTTAGTGTCTGTCCAGTACATGTAATCCAACCTTTAGGGATATTGGACTCTAAGAATCCAGTACCCCCGTCTCCTCCCCAGGGCATGATGGTGCCAATTTTGGCAGCCCTCATGGTCTTTAGTGAATCGTATCTTACTGTCATCTTTCTTAGATCAGAGTTCCATCAACCACCAACCGCGCAGTGATGGTGGAATAGTTCTTGCGTTAGGAGATCCTTCAATGTCAGTTGCGCCAGCATATACAAGACCGAACGATGCGTTTCTGGACTGAATAACCAGTTCTCCAGAATCCCATGCGGTGGTCAGTGTTTGACCAGAACCAGCACCAACTCTAGATCCAGTGCTATCACCTTGAATTGGAGTAGCAATGTTATTAATCTTCAGTGCTCTGATGATCAAGCTAGTGTTGTATGTCAGGTTACCACTGAGTTCAATGAATCTAATCATGTCACCTGTCTGTGCATTATCTGGTAGATAGAGAACCATGTTGCTACCAGAAGAAGCATTGACTAGATAGTTGTTATTGACTTGTAGTGCATTATCTTGCTGCTGACCAATACCAGTTGTAGGATCAAATGCAACATAGGTCTGTCTTCTACCACCGTTACCTGTCCAGTATTTCTCAATGCCGAACGAATCGATAGCGTTGTTGTGATAGATTCTAAAGTCTTTAGCACCCTCAGTACCACCCTGACCAGCAGATCCTAGGTTATCAATGTGGAACATGACTTGAGATGCGCTCTCATCCTCACGAACCTCACCCTTCTGATAGAAGGTCTGACCCATCGAAAGATTTCCTTCGCGGTTAGTAACACGGAAAGATTCTTCAGTAGAGCAAATGCCATTCATCTGGCAATCATCATAATAAACTCTGAGGTCACCGTAGAATGTACCACCACCCTTGAGTGTTAGTCCATTAGTTCCAGTTGTTGGATCTTCAATAGAACCATCACCAGCGTGACCGTCATCGTTAGCGATAGAAAGAACCAGAGTCTTACCATCAGAACCATACATTCTGAAGGCACCACTGTATACAGTCAGATCATCATAGATCTTTGTCTTACCACCATTGAACAGTTTGACTGGTTCAGTTGCAAGTGTATTGGGGTATCTAATCTGCTTAGGTAGTTTGATAGCATAGAAGATATCGAGAGAACCATCAACACTATCAGCAACGAAGAATTCGGTGCCGATTCTCATCATCGTGAAGTAATCTAGTTTTGGAGAAATTAGATCAGCATTACGCAGAGTAAGTTCTAGTCTGATGTCACTGGTGTTAGGAGTGCGTGCTCTGCGTGCAGCAGCACGCTCACTTTGTGTACCAGGAAGATCATGTAGAAGAGTTGTTGTTTCAGCATACTTCTCAAGTTTGACAACCTGAGTTCCACCAGAAAAGTCTTGTGCAGTTGTACCTTCAACACCTCTACCACCACTGGGGTATCCTGCATTTGAACCAGTTGGCAGAATCAGATCGCCATTCAGTTCATAAGGATTATCTGTGATTTGAATGATTTCAATCTGAGATCCAGTTACATAGATAGCAACCAGATCGCCAACCATAAATGCATCTAGATTGGATTGAATCTTAATGTTGGTATCTGCTGCAACAATAGCACCATCCAGAGTGGTAACAGGACCATCAGATAGTTCAGACTGAGGATCAAATCTATAGACAACACACTCATCAACATCAGCAGTATATGCAGCAGGCGATGTACCAAACTGTTCTGCTAGGAAGAATACAGTACCGTGATTATTACCGATATTTGTATCACCTGTGCAAGTATCAACTTCAAATGTGGTGACAGGGTTTTCTGCACCATTTGTAATGGTTAGTTTATTATTTGTAGTAGAGTTCTGGAATGGTGTGGTGCAAGATCCATTGAGCAGTAGTCCACCCTTGATCTCAACATCACCCTTAGAATCAATCTTACCAGTTGTAGAATCTACCTCAAATACAACTTCCTCATTATCTGTGTCACAACCATTAACAATTTTGAGTTTCTTAGCAACTAGATCAAGAAGAGTATTAACCTTGAATACTTCACCCTGGTCATCAACACCATCACCTGCAGGTGTACCATCCTCACGATCAACGATGATGTAATCACCGATGTCAATGCTGCCACCAAATTGAGACAGATAGATATTTTCTTCAGTTCCTGCGCCATCAATGTATGTGGTAGTCCAAGTAGCATCAAACTGAACATTACACTTGTAGATAGGTGTATTGTCATTGTGATCGCTTCTAATCTGAGTGAATGTACCAAATGGTTTTCTCTCAACAATGATGTAGTATGGAGCAACATTAATTCTAGGTGTGCTTACAACACGAACGAATTCAGGATGCTTAATTCCGCCACTATCATCAGTATCAATCAGTAGGATATCATTCTCAGTGAAGTATGGATTGCCTTGAGCATCATATGGACGATTCTTAATTGGTAGATAGTATTCGCTACCAGTTAGAGCAGGTAGAACCTGAGGTTCAATCAGTGGTGTGCCACCGATAGTGGTGACCTCGTTCTGGAATACAGAACCACCCCAATCACCAGTACCAGCAGTATCAACTTCGTTGTAAACCTGATCAGTTTCTAGAACTCTCAGAACATCGATGATGTCCGTATTAGCATTGAATAGGTTGTTGCCAAGATCGCCAGTGTTGTGTGCAAATGCAACCGAACCCATTTGTGCTCTGAAAGCAGTGAAGGAGTACGATGCAAATCCACCACATAGTGTGATATCAGCGTTAAATCTAGCAGTAGAATCAACAACTAGGTTGTTTCTAATTTTAGTTGTACCACCCTGACCTGCAATGTTGATCTCAGATGCGTTAGTTGCAAACTGTAGTTTAACAGTAGCAGAGTTGCCAGAGAAGAATTCAACTTCACCTGCAGTAGATGTCAACCTAACGGTGTCATTCAGTCCGCGTCTGGTGCCAAGTTGCATGTCACCAGATACCTTCAGAGACTTAGTATCAATCTGAGTGAATGATAAAGACTCGTTGTTGTTGTATGCACCACCAATGGTGATCTTCGAGATGTTAGTTGATGTATCTGGTGTATTGCCAATCCAGATATTGCTGTGCAGGGATGAATTGCCAACATAGATGAACTGATCATCTGTACTGGTATTCAGAATATTTGCTGTTCCAGCATAATTAGCAAGGTTTAAAGTACCAGCAAAAGTAGAATCAGTTACTAGGTTGAAGATACCAGATGTGATGTCTGTTCTAACTTCAGCAGTGTTAGCACCACCGCCACCATTAACTTCAATATCCTGTTGGAATCTAGCATCATCAGTGAATCTAGATAGTCCATCAACAACCAGTGCTCTGTCTAGTTCAGCATTGGTTACATTGATACCAACACGACCATTATCAGCAGTAGAGACACGCAGAGTTGCCTCATTTGCTGGGTTGTATGCATCGCCACCGACCATAAGTGCATCGGTGCGGTCTTGTAGAGTTCTCTGTGCAAAGATAGAATGTGAACCGTAGTCGGTTACCTTCTTACCAGAGATGAATGCTGTACCAACAACATCCAAGTTTGCACGAGGCTCAGTATTAGCATCGGTGTAATTAGTTTCGTAAGAATCTCTATCAGATCTTGCGACGGTGTTAACACCGAGTCTGTAATCACCGATGCTAGCAGTCCAAGTTCTCAGTGCTTCAGCGCCAATGACACCAAATTCTTTCCAGTTGGAGTTAGAGAACTCAAGTCTTACATTTGCATTTGCTGTGACTTCATCTGCCCAGAGTCTGGGGTTATCACCCTGAACACTGTTCTTGACAGAAGTAATAGCAAACTGTACTGTATTTGCTCCACCATTAAATCCGTTAGCAATAACTTGCCAGGTTCCATCCAATTGGCTATCGGTCATGCCACTGATTCTGATCTCAGAACCATCTGTGATGCCGATTAGATCGTTAGTTAGAGATCCTGCCCACTCAAGAGTAACAATGTTAGTATTGTTAAATGTGAGGGAGTAGATGTTCAGGTTGCCAACTTCAGTGAAGAAGTTTGCATAGATCCAACCAAGAGATGCACTCTGACCGACAGACTCACCCTTGAGCAACATGTCTCCTGCGAATGGAGAACCAGCAGAACCATACTGTACAATCTGTGCAGCATTGAATGCTCCTGTCTGATCAGGAGTCATGTTCGATGGTGATGTACCAACGATATGTGTCTGGATCTTATAAGGTTGACCGTCTCTGCGACTATTGAACTGGAAAATTGCCGCAGAAATTTTATTGCGTGCAATGACAATATCGCCTTCAGTTTCGGTATTTCTCAACCATGCAGATCTATCAAGAGATCCATCATCAATAGCAGGATCAACGAACGAAGAGATCGTTAGTGCGTGCTCTCTTACACTACCAAGAACATTAATTAGAACTGGGGAGTTGAATGTGCTGCGACGATCCTGTGCTTCACCACCATTGACGGTGATGTATTCATTGAATGTAACAGGTGTGTCGAAGGTGGTAACGAGGTTACCTAGTGTCTCGTCATCATCGGCAGAATCAACCAACTGTGCAGACTCTAGGAACTCTTCCTGACCAGTGATAGCATCGATCTTACGGTTACCAATGTAGAGGTCACCATTGGAGTTTAGACCAGTGTAGAATACAATACCACCGTCTTGCTTCTTAGACTGTGCATAGAAGTCTTGTGTCGCTGTTAGAACGACTTCCTGACGCGCTGGGAGACCTGTGGAGTAGTTACCAGGACCGAAACCAAGGTATTCAAATGTGTGGTTACCAGCACGAGCAATAGATGGTCTACGAAGTTCGATGTAGTATTTCTGATCAGAAACAACTGTGCTGTCACCAGCAATGGGGATAGTTCTGTCTTCAGATCCAGATGCTGCATTACCCTTCTGTGCAATGAGTCTGTTATCAACAGTAGAACTTACTTGAGTATAGCTATTGTTGCTAAATGCTGGTGTGTTGAGGAGGTCAACCATTGCCTCCTTAGTCATCGAACCCTTAAAGTCGTTGACTCTTACCAAACCATGTACATAGTTGTCAGCAGCAGAGTATGTCTGTGGTGGATCAACTAATGTAGCATCCAGTTGCTTATACCACAGAGGATCGTTCTTATAGTTAAGAGGATATAGTTTGCTGATAGGTTGAGAGAACTTCAGATTACGGAAGTTGCCTAGGTTACCAGCACCTTGTGGCAGTGGAGAAATATTACCACGAACTGCGGTTAGATAGTAGATACCATCTTGCTGACCGAAGATACGACGCTGAATCTCTTCAACATCAAAGATGTAGAAGGTATCATCAATAACGCCAGTGTCCTTGACAGACTCGATGTAGTATTGAATACCAGCATCGTCTTCAACAATATCACCAGGAGTAACAGTGTATACTGGAGCACCATTCTGTCTGTAATAGTATTCTGGATATCCTTTAGCGATTAGATCTTTGATGTAGAGAGACTTACCAAAGTCTTGGTCTGCTAGTAGATCGGAGAATGCAGCACCTTGAGCAACTCTGATGTTCTCAATGTCACTGTAATCAAGGTCACCAACTACGCCCTTGAGGATCATATACCAGTCAGATGTTCCAGGAACATTTGTAATAGCATGTAGATAACCATAACCAGAAGAATTACCAAACCACTCAACACGGTTAACTGCATCAGAAGACTGAGTTCTATCAGCAACAAAGTTGCCACCCTGTGGTGCGGTAACCTTGATTGTAGTGAATGTCTCATTGATGAGAGCAGTGTTAGTGATCTCAGGGTTAATAACTGTCAGTTCTAGATAGTCATTACCATCTGTTGCATCAGTAAAATATCTACCAGACTCAATAGTCATGGAGACATAGTTCTGTGTCTGAATGACCTTAGCATATTGTGTGCTACCGATCAAATCCTTTCTGTAAGGATCATATGCTACCTCATCATTAAGGCTGAGGTTGATAAAATCTTCCTTAGTATATCCGATTGCTTCATTTGCCTGTACAGGGTTGAAGAATCTTGCCTTAGTTACAGTACCAGTTACTGGTTTCAGTACCAGTTTTTGTGGTACTAGTTTTCTAGTTTCGTCAGTTCTAGTCTTAATGATGAATCCATTGATGGGATCACGGACAGACTGAAGATACTTAGGAATAACATAACGCAAACGATAGATTCTGTCAAGTGCATCACGCTCATCCTTAACACGCTCAAAGTAAGAGTCGTTTGTCTTATCAATACCGTCAGCATATTCTCTGAGTCGTGGAATGATCTGATCAGTGCCGTTGTCATTTTCGACCTGTAGATACCACTTACCATAAATCGCTGGAGCAGTACCAGGATTCTGATAAGATGGATCAAACTTCATAGGCGACTCGCGCTTGTTAGCGAAGACGCTGAAGTCATATGTTCCAGGTTGGAATGTGATTGGATTTACACCCGCTTCAGCGTCGCCCTTTGTCTTGTGAATTGTAAATACTTTTTCGTTGATGTAACGAGCAAAGAAGAATACATTGTTCAGAATTCTACCATTGCCATCAGCAACAGTTGGATCAGAAGCAAATGCAGATCCTACTAGAGGAAGAGCACCGCCTTCATTTTCTCTGAAGAATACTGTGTGACCTTCGATGTTTGCAAATGGTACATCAAAGATGTGTGGTACATCTGTTCTAATGTTAGTGTTGCTAACTCCATCAAGTACACAAGAATACTGGTGGAGGTCATAGTTATCATCAAGAACGAAGTTATAGATATCGATCTCAATATCAGGATTGATATCCTCAACCTCAGCAGAGTGGATGTAGATACCAGCAGCAGCATTCTCTTTGCTGCTTGCAAGCATAATCTTGGTTTGATCGGAACCATCAAATGCACCAACAGAAGAATAATCTTCTGGTTTAGTTTGTCTGCCAGGAGCAATTACATAATACTTCTCATTGGTTTCGAAACCATTTGGCAGACGAATAAGACGCTTGTCAACATCTACATACTGGTTGGTTACAGTGTCATAGCGTGGGCGAGGTACAAGTCTAACTGCTGTTCCCGTCTCTAGATTGTGTGGATTAGCACCATTATTGTTCAGTGTCCAAACTGTTGCTCTGGAAGCAAGTTCAGTTGTCAACTGAGATGGTTCGTTACGAGCAACAGATCCCAGACCAGTCTGAATAATGGTAGAGATGTTAGCAAAATACTGACGGATAGTAGATGCCTGGTCAACACACTCAGGATATGTGGTATGCTGAGTGATTGTCTCATCAACAGTAGGAACAGTACCGCTGTATACACCAGTATCTAGTGTGAAGTACAGATAAGCATTTGTGCTGGTGGAATTAGCATTAATCGATGGACCAAACTCCAGACCGAGAGGAACTGGATCTCTGCTAACACTATCAATGAATCCAGGATTCTGGATAGTATCAGTTAGAATCTTGAATAGAGTTGTGATAGTCGATGCAACATTCTGACAGGAGCCATTAGAGACTGTGCGATCAATAGAAGATAGAGATGCTGGGTTAGATACAGCATCCTCAACAATCTTGAACAGTGTATTGATTGTAGTTCTAACATCTTCACAAGAACCAACAGAAGGAGTCTTAACAATGTTATAGAGATTAGTATTGCCAGCAATAACATCAGTTACAAACTGAGTCAAAGTATTGATAGCAGACCTAGTATCTTCACAGGAACCAACTGAAACAGTTCTAGTTACAAGTGCGAGAGATGCATTGTTAGCAACTGCATTAGTGACGATAGTAGTCAGAGTTGTAATAGTAGATCTTACATCCTCACAAGATCCCTGAGAGAATGTACGAGGTACACTGTATAGAGTGGTTGGAGTTGTAACAGTGTTGGTAAGAAGCAGGATCAAAGATGTGATTGCTGCTGCTTCATTCTGACATGTGGGGTTAGTAGTATCAACAGTGATGGTGAGATCCTTAACCTGGGTTAGAGTTGTATAACCACCAACAGTAACATCAATGTTTCTCATGACTTCAATCATGATGTCACGAGCATGATTAAATGCCTGTACAGTCTGTAGTTCTTCGTTTATAACATGAGCACCAGTTGCATACAGGTTTGCAGCATCCCAAGTTCTGTCGTTACCACCATATGCTAGGTTATGTGCAACAACTTCGATAACATCCATGATGTCATCTGTGCAGTTCTGAGTGCCACCAGGGACAGCAAATCCCGTGTTCGCTGTTAGCATTCTACCAACAGCAATCTCTGCAATGAACTGTTTGTTAGCAAGAATTAGATTCTTAGCATCTGCTGCCTTGTCATTGACAGGAGTTGGTTCGTTGTAGGTGATTGTCTCATCCTTAACTTGAGTTAGACCATGAGAACCCATAACCAGGACGGATTCGTTTCTCATGATCTGAACCATCAGATCTCTAGCAGCTTCAAAACACTGATTAGTTTGATTCTCTTCATTGGCAACATGAGCACCCTGTACATATAGGTTTGCCATGTCCCAGGTACGATCATTACCACCATATGCAGTGTTGTAGGTTACTTCCTCAACAAAGTCCATGATGTCATCGATGCAATCCTGTGGATTACCAGTTGGACTGGTGAAACCAGGATTCTGTGCGAGCATTCTATCATATGCTTCAGCACCAATGAATGCCTTATTCTGCAGGATTAGATCACGAGCATCACCACCACGATCGGTTACAGGATCAGGGAGGTCGTAGGTGATACTTTGATCGAAGGTTTGAGTTAGACCATGAGATCCTACAACTAGGATTCTCTGGTTCCTCATTGCCTCAACCATCATGTCACGGGCATGATTGAAACACTCAATAGTTTCAGTCTCTTCACCAGCAACATGAGCACCCTGTACATAGAGATCTGCCATTTCCCAGACTCTATCGTTACCACCGTATGCTAGGTTGTAAGATACTTCTTCGATAAAATCAGCAATGTCATCGATGCAATCCTGTGGATTACCAGTTGGAGTGGTGAAACCAGGGTTGGCTGCTAGCATTCTAGCATATGCCTCATTAGCAATGAGGTTCTTGTTAGCAACGATTACATTTCGTGCATCACCACCACGATCAGTTACAGAGTCGGGCTCTTCATAGATAATAGTATTGTCGGTTGTTTGTGTCAGTCCATGAGATCCAGTAATTAGAATTCTCTGGTTTCTCATAGCTTGAGCAGCCATGATCTTTGCCTGATCAAAGACATACAGAGTCTCTAATTCCTCACCAGATACATGTGCTCCAGTGACATAGGAATATGCTGCATCCCAAGTCTTATCGTTGCCACCGTATGCAGTGTTGTCTGCAACAGCTTCTAGTAGATCAACTACATCATCGATGCAGTTCTGATTACCACCAGGAATAGAGAATGCAGGATACTTTTGCAGCATTCTTTCAACTGCTTCATTTGCAATCAAATTCTTATTAGCAAGAATAAGATCACGAGCATCACCATTACGGTCATTTACCAGTTCTGGTTGCTCATAAATGATGGTTAAATCTTTCTGCTGTGTTAAACCATGTGTGCCGAATACAAATACATCTTCGTTACGCATGACCTGAATTGCCATGTCTCTGGCATATTCAAACACACGAACAGATTCTGCCTCTTCACCAGCAATGTGTGCGCCAGTTTCATACAGATATGCTGCATCCCAAACTGCTTCGTTACCACCATAAGCAGTATTCTCAGCAACTGCTTCCAGGACATCGACAACATCATCGATGCAATTCTGATCTCCGTTTGGAACAGAGAATCCAGGGAAGTCAAGATGCATTCTCGCCACTGCCTCAGCAGCGATAAAGTTTTTGTTAGCGAGAATTTGATTGCGGGCATCACCATTGCGATCTGCAACTAGTTTCTTAGTAGAATAAGTTGCCTTCTGACCTAGTTCGATCTCAGTAGCACTAACAACACGCTTAACATATGTGTCGTTAGGAATAACTGGAGATGCAGGGCGAGTTGCACCATTGTTTAGCTTACCATCAGTGAACTGAGAGGGATCGTAGTCAGCGACTACCATACCCTGAACGACACCAGAGGTATCACCGATGTCTACAATTGCAGAAGATGCAGTTGTAGACGCTCCTGTACGCAGATAGGAGAAATTACGCATTGCTGCGATTGCCAAGTCTCTAGCATAGTCATAACCTTCTAGAGTTTCTGTTAGTTCACCCGTGATATAGGACAGACTGTTGCCAACATAATATGCTTCTGCTGCTTGAATGGTATTGATATTGCCACCAAGTCTCAAGTCTTGTACAGTAGCATCAATTAGATAACCGATGTCACGACGGCACTTCTCAATAGTAATGCCTTGCTTGTCTAACAGGTATGGATACTTGTTAGTGATATAACCATATGCTTCTTCAGCAATAAAGGTTTTGTTGTCTTCGATTCTATCTGCAGCGTCAAGATTCTTATGGTTGATGGTGACGCCAGCTGGGTTTAGAATATCTGCAGATGCAGTAAACTTCTTAAATCCATTTGGAGATAAAGTTGCTTCGAAGATATTGCTGCCGCCAGCAGTTCTAGGAATCAGTTTAACATATAGTTTTTCGTCAGATCTAGCACCAAGTCTGAATCCATCAATAGATGCAGCAGGACGAACACTAGGATCGTAACCCTCGTCGTCACCAAGATAGATCTTAGTCTGATCAGTTGCAGTGTTGCGGTTCTTTGTCGCAGGAATATCAAGAGTATAGTATGCAGAACGCTTGATATTGCCAGAGGTTGTATCAACAACTTGTGGTGGAATGATGTCGGTGACATAACCACCCTTATCCTGACTGAATGCAAATCCTTTATGACCGATTGCGTGCAGAGAGGTGTTACCGAAGTTAGAGTTAGAGTTGGTGATCGACATGTCACCACCACTTTCCATCAGGAAGTGATCAGCGAAACCAACAGCGAAGATCGAAACGTTCTGAATGAATGCATCTTCAGATGCACGGACATGGAAGTTTCTCCAGTCATCCTTCCAGTATGCATCACCCTTGGTGTGGTAAGGAACAGTTGCAAATGCGTCTGCTAGAGATGCTTGGTTCCAAGTATTGGTATATTCGTCGTAACGGATGAATGCACGGTCATCCTTCTGCAGAGACACACCAGTGTACTGCGCGATAACCATCGACTTAAAGCCTGTTGCCTTAAGACCGTTTGCCCAGATACCACAAATACCCCAGGTAGAACGGATGGAGCAGTTGAAGACATATGGAGATGCAGACTCAACAGAGTCAACCTCTGCCTTAACAATAGCGTTAGCACTTAAACCATTCTGTGCTGTATAGGTTGTGCCGCTAACGAGACTTGCACCAGTTCCAAGAGCAGCAACAGTTCCAGGAATCTTATAGGTAAACTTACGCTGATCTACAAGGTCAATGCTATCAATAGCAAATGCACCGTTAAGTTGATCATCTAGACCGTTGTTCTCAATAGCAACGAACTGGTTCTTAAAGTAACCATGGTTGACTTTAGAAGTAACCTCAACACTGATAGTACCAGCAGGACTGGAGTCTGTCAGTTTGATACTCTCAATAGAGCGGAAGTCGGATAGAGGACCAACAATTCTGGTTTCTTGAATTCTATCACTGAATTCACCAGGATCGTCAATTGTTGGTTGATATTGCGAAAATGCCTTAGCAATCTTTTGATAGTACAGACCTAGTTCTTCTTTGTCTGCATATTCAAAGACAGTTAGTTTGTGGTGAGAGAAGTTTGGTACTGCCTTTGCAGTCCAATCACCATTCTGATAGTAGACTTTACCGATACCATCTGTCTTGTCATACAGTGGAGATGCTGGTTCTAGGTCACCGTCCTTAATAGTGAACTGCCAGAAGTAGCAACCACCAGTTACATTAAAGATAGCAGATCTTTTTTCAAGTCTATCTGCAGGATCAGGAACATACAGAGGACGAACAACAGTTCTACGAAGGTCATAACCAACGAGGGATGAACCTCTAGGTAGGATAGCACCACCCTCAGTGTTGTTGAAAAGATATAATACGTTATTAGGATCAGAAATATCCAAGTTGGACTTATCGGTCCATAGATTCATCGCCTGATCAAAGGCGAAAGGATCGATACCATTAGTGTCTTGGATGCCAGGGCGGTTATCAATATAGTGATTACCAGGCATCAGCATGATGCTGAACTGATCGAATCGATCGTTGTCAGGACCAGGCAGATATGAATACCTAGCAACTTCTAAGAAAGCACGCTGAATAGACTTGAATGGTCTAATTGGGGAGTTACCCCTATTGTTCAGTTCATCTGTAGCGTTAAAGTCGTCTGGAGACACATACAGATACTTACCAGTCTTAGAACTGATAAGATTATCAAGCCTAGTCAAAGCCATATTTCCAACCGCGTATGGTATAGTTCCGATCTCAGATTATTTATACCATTTAAACTCCCCTTCCTGGGATCGAACCAGGGACCAAACGATTAACAGTCGTTCGCTCTACCGCTGAGCTAAAGAGGAATGTATGAAGGGCGCTGTTTCTAAAATACAGACCTTTGGTATTCCCTTCAATGGAGAATAGGAGACTCGAACTCCTGACAGCCTGCTTGCAAAGCAGGTGCTCTACCAACTGAGCTAATTCCCCAAAAGGGGCATTCCACCCCTAATGAGTCATTTGGTTAAGAAGGATGACTTATCCCCCATCTCCCCTTCAGGCAGCAACGGTGCTGCGGGAGAATGCAACGATGTTATTCGCTGCGGTGTCAGATGTGTTTGCATCTATTGGGTGCTTATCCAAGCAGGTTTCAGTCACGCTCCTTATACCCCGTCGAAACCATGGCACCCCCTCGCATGGAGGTGAGGGGAATCGAACCCCTGTCCGAAATGTAGGTGGCGTCACCTATTCTCTCAAAAGAGAGAAAGCCACAAGTCGGACTTGAACCGACGACCTACGGTTTACAAAACCGTTGCTCTATCCAGCTGAGCTATAGTGGCGTATGAATTCTAGGTGTCCCCAATTGGACCCCCAGATTTTTTGTCCTGTATTGGGGTTAATCCCCGAATCCATGACCTTGTATGTATTATACCCAAGGATGATGTCGTTTGTCAAGTAAGTTTTGACTCCTTTCCAATTGACCCAGCAGGTACAATCCGTGTTGTGTCCGTGGAACTCATCCCCGATCAACTCAAATATTGTATCACATCCTTCCTTGTATGTCAAACCATCTAGGTGGAAATTTTTGACGCGAAATTTTTTCCCCTCTTGGCAAATTTTCATTTTGAATTCCCTATATGGATTATGTTGGGAATGATGATATGCTTGCTTGCCGTAGAACCAATCTGTGTCAATTCTTTCATGGGTGATGATAATCCTAGCATAACGAGTAGGATATTTCATCGATTGTATTCGATTGTCAAATGTTCCTTCTAGGTAATCATGAAAAAGTGTCATCTGGCAAAAGTTCTGGATTCATTAATTTAAATTCAAACAACAAAGGATGCATCTGTTCTTGAATCAAATAATCAGAAGCTTTGTCAACTTGGTCCAAATCAAATTCTGGATTCAACGCTGCTTCTGACTTAATCCAATGATCTTCAAGTTCTTCTTTTTCTAGGGTGTCAAATGCAAATGGCATATTCTCAATGAAATACATCTTCACAATCGTTTCATAGTTTTCTGGGAAAGTACAGAAAACATACTTCGATGTTAATGTATAACCTTTGAAAGCCATATTAAGTTTTCTCCGCTCCCTGGGTTATTTATTAGCATATGAAAACAAAAACTCATTCACATAGCTCTCAGAAAATTCTTTTCCAAATTTACTTGACATATAACCAGCAACTGGATCTAAGTCCAACATATACTTGTCAAAGTCCCTATATTCTTCCGATTTTTTTTCTGTAGGTCTAGCAAAATTTAACAATTCCTCATATGCTCTAACATATCTCTTAAAATCGTTCAAATAGTTAGGAATCTCATCGACTGTACACTTTCTGACATAGATGTATCTAGAAAAGTGATTACCTGCTTCAAAGAATCTAATATCCTTGCTGGTGTTATCAATCATATCACCAAGAAGATATAGAATAACTGGATGATTAAAATCTTTATTTGGTCGTGGATCTTGAAAATCAAATACGATGATTACTTTCTTTTCAAAGAAGCACATTAAGTCCATACCAAAGCATGGAAGATCTTCACCAGTATTCGGATAGACAATATTATTGTAAATGTCAGTAGAACCCTGACGAATAATAGTCTCTCTAGATTTTAGGATGTGTGGTCCTGTATAGATCCTAGATTCCAAATCGCATCCGTTGTTAGATGCTGTTGTATACTCATGAGATTTTAGTTTTAGTTGTGTAATTAAAAAATTCTGATAGTTTTTCCACATATATTTCACCATAGGAGCGGGGGGACTTGAACCCCCACGAGTTTACACTCAGCGGATTTTAAGTCCGATACGTCTACCGATTCCGTCACGCTCCCACTTGTTTGAATTCGTAAATGACATCACTACCCCATACCCTTTTGCCATGGTTAGCAGTCCATCCTCGGTCACGACTTCTGTATCGTTCACCATCAAATTCTACCATACTTTCTACGATTCCGCCATTCACAATGCATTTATCAGAACAAACTTTACCTTTGTAAATTCCATTCTCCAATGTAAAGATCATGTCGCAGCAAGAGTTATGATCCTTCCAATCGATAGACCAATTTTCAACTCTAATATCATTTCCTTGAACTCTTACCTTATGCCATCTACGGCGATAAGGTTTTTCTTCTCCAAGATAATGATACCACTGTTTAGATTCTAACTGGTCTGGTCCTAATCGAGTCCATCTAATTTTTACATGAGCATATCTTGCTGGATCTCTAGAGGCTTGATCCCAACTGTCGTATAACCCCTCAAGTTTATCACAAAATTCGATAGAACTCATGTAAACAACCCCACATCTTTCATGTACTGCATTGTTTCTTTCATGTTGCCAACATGTTTACTACCAATGGAACATTGAGGATATGTTGCTTCAGATCCGAACTCTTGTCTAAATTGTCTGTCGCTAAAATGAACACCAAGCAAATATTCGTGAAACTCTCCACCAATAGCCTTGAGTAGCATCGACATTCGCTCACACTCTTGACTACCATTACTATAGATAACTGCTGTTAGTTTACTAAGTCTTTCACGACGCTCTGCTTCTTCAAACATTGCATCAGGATATGGTTCAGTCACGCTGCCTCCAATCATCAGGTTTCTCCCTATTAAACCAGTCTACAATTTCATCTGCAGAACTGAACCCCGTTCTGTGATTGGATGGGTCGGGGTCACCTAGTCCCATCCTATTCATAAAATCATCTAAACTTCCCTCTTGCATGTCGGGATTCATTGCTTGGCGTCTTGCTTTTTTAAGCATTTCATTAGCAGTTGTATTTGCCTTTGCTAATTTGTTTGACCAAATCATGTCTTCGAGAGAAACTTGATCCCCATCGATAATACACTTACAAATTTTTTCTAAACGAACCCTATATTGAGTAGATAGCATTAAAGTTCTCCAATAAAATTGGGTGAGCATCTATTAGTCGCTGAGATAATGTTCCAATTGATTGATTCGTGTAAATTCTTGATGTGCTAATTCAGATCGAATGTGAAGGATATCACGAATATCATCCACTATAAAAGTAGGATCTACATTATCATCTAGGTATTTATCCAGTGCTTCCTTAAGATATCTATATCTATGCCACTCAGGGGAATATGGTTTGTAATGCATGATATAAAAAGTTGTATACAGTCATTATAGGGTAAAAAAAGAGGGGCGTCAAGCCCCTCAATTTTTATTTAATTTTTAGGAAGGATCAGAAGGAATACTTCAGACCTGCCTTGGTGCCGTAGGAACGGTCAACACCAGCAACGCCAGAACCAACGAAGGAGACTTCAGCATAAGCGCCGAGGTCATCGGTCAGAGCAACGCCCAGACCTGCCTTACCAGAAGGAACGGTGTCAGTAGCACCGCCGTCAGGCAGTTTGACGGTAGCGCCACCCTGAACATAGTAGGAAGCGGACTCACCGATAGGACCTTCGTAACCAACATGGGTGTCAACAGCAGTGCCACCGTAGTTAGAACCAGACCAACCAGAGTTGGCTTCAACATTCACATAAGGACCTGCCATAGCAGCACCAGCGAAAAGGGGAGCAGCAGCGAGAGCTGCGATAGTGGTTTTGATCATTTGAATTACCTGTAATTTACTTGCGGAATGGTTACCCGCAGATGATGGGTCGGGTTCGACTTTCCGACCGCTTGTGTATTGTAACACATGAAGCAGTGCGCGTCAAGTGAGTTAGGTGCGAGTAATTGAGGCACCGCTCTCATTTGTTACAGATGTAATTTAGCATGGCAGGTTGCCAAAAACAAGCCCCCTTGTGCCAGTTTTTGATACGGATAACCGATGGGTATGATAAGGTCTGGTTATCAGTTGAGGTAGATCTTAGTGCCCTTGATCGTGACATCGCCGCCGTCAGCGTCTATCTCGACACCTTGCTTACCTTTTGCTGTAATTTTTTGCAAAGCGTCTAAAACGATATCCTTTACCAATGCTTTTATTTCAACACTGCTTGTTGCCTGAATCGAAACAGATCCAGGTTCAACAATAAGACTTGGTTTTTCAATACCAGCAGTAGCAAAAATACTACTCTTTGGATTAGCAGTAGAAAATTTCATGTCCCCATTGAGGGTATACATGTTTATACCACTGGTGAGACTAGTAATAAATCCAGATGGAGGAACAGATACCTTACCAAGAACCTGAAGTTCATACTGACCAGTAACAACTTGCTTCAAGTCTCCAAGAAACTGCTGTGAGAGATGTCCAGAAGATACAATAGCTGTTGTACTGCGAGGATCAATTTGTGTAGTTGAACTTTCAGAATTAGTTTCTGTTTTCTGACCACCAATAGTGGTTTCCATCTGACCAGTAACATGTTTGATGGTTCCAGCATTCATAATCAGCTCACCATCACCCTTTGGACCTGCTTGGAGTACAATACCATTCAGTCCAGTGAGAGTTAGTTTCTCAGACGCTGTTATAACGACATGTGTGCCGTCTATTCTGCGAGTTCCATGGCATTCCTCCAAATGGTCGCCATTGCACATTACAGACTTTGCTAGACCAGACTTAGAACCATTCGATTCTGACTCTTCTGCAGTAGCGTTAGTAGTATTTGCTGTGTTTTCTTCGATGTTTGGTCCATCATTCTTGGTGATTTGTCCACCAGTGGTGTTAATCATAAATCGACCACCACAAGGATTTCCCTTGCCACCAGGACCAGACACAAAAATAAAATCACCATTTTGTGTGATAGTAAATCCGTGTCCAGTTAATTTATTTCTAGCGTCAAGATCTCCACCATCAGTTCTAAGAATATACTCTTCGTTCTGAAAGATGACAACAATCTTTTCTACAACATCAGGCTTGTTCTCGTCTGGAGTTGCTTGTGAATTTTTTCTGGCGGCAGCATCTAATCTACTGCCACTATCTTTGTTAATATCTGCTAATGCCATTAGGGACAATCAATATAACGACCAGTGCCAATCTTGGCAGAGCCAACCTTGACGAGTGCCTGAGTATCTAGGCAGGCAAATGATGGGATAAATCTAGCACCATATCCGCCACCACCTAGAATGATGACTTCGGGATAATCAGTATATGTAGTTTCTCGATCGAGTATTCTAACACTCGTTACAAAACCTTGGGTATCGATTACAGCTTCTGCTTTATCCAATTCTCCATTGACATAAACCTTTGGTGTAGTCTTATAGTTTTTACCTGGGGACAGCATGGTGAAAGCATCAATGATACATCTCACTCCTCTATCTTGTGGTCTGTTGACCTTAAATCCAGATCCAGGGTTAGTAACTCTAACTTCGGTAACTCTACCATTAGAATCTACAAGCGGGATGACAGTTGCTCCAACACCTTCACCAACAATAATTATTGAAGGTGGTTCTTCATATGGATCTCCAGGATCATCAATTGGAATTTCAATAATTCTGCCAACATTATCTGTGATTGGTTCACCGAAGGTTGGTGGTACTGGTTTTCTAGTTGTTACTGGTGGACTAGAACTATCCAATTCGTCAAGAAGTTCCTCATCTGATAAATCATCAAACTGAGACCTAATTAAAACTGTTACGCTAGCGGATGTTCCATTAATAGCAAATACCAACCTCTCACTTGTCTCAATGGTATCATCTTCCTCAATACCAACAATCACTCTGGCAGAGTTTTCTTCAATAGTAAATGTTCCGTTGAGTCTTCCACCAATGATGTCACTGGATGTAATATTAGATCCAAACAGAGTATATCCCAATTCAAGACCATTCTGAACATTGGTAGTTGTAATCGTATAGGTAATATACTCACCCTCACTAACCACAGACTTATCAGCGACAACAGAATATGTTGGTGTGAGAATCTCATTGACTGGAGTTTCACTAGGTGGATTTAGATTATCGATATCATCTGTTGGGAAAGAATCATCAATAATTACATCAAAGTTTGGTATAGATGGAGGGGGATTTGTACTACTTCCAGGGTCAGTTGGAGATGATGGATTACCACTGCTGAGTGGAGATCCAGAAATGACACATCTTGCATATGAATTTGTAAAAGAAGTCGAAGCAACTTCTGATCCAGGACTATCGAGTTGAAGATATACATAAAAATCCTCATCTAGTTCTGTGTCATCACCATCAGCATATGTTTGAAATGAAAGTGTTTTTGATGTTTCGCCTTCGGAGAATCCTAAGATTCCCTCATTTGGACTATAGTCAGAATTAGCAATAGCAGTACCATCAACACTACGATATCTAACGCTAGATGCAATTTCCGTAAGTCCAGTTCTAGTTACAGTGAAAACAGCAGCAGCACCTTCTGTAACTGTAATATCAGTAATGTTATATGTTATATTATTTGGTGCTAATGGAATTTGAGTTCCACCAACTACAACAACATCTGTACCAGATAAGGTTGTTCCTTCGTATGCCTCTTCACATGTATAAGTAGACCAATCGGCACCTGTTCCGTCCCAAGGATCATTTAGATCATCTAGCAATCTATCAAGAAAATCACCTTCCTTCTTGTTCGTTCCACATTTAGTAGATACAGAGGTGGTCTTCTTACATGTATGATCTGGTCCATCGCAACTGATGCCAAGAAGATCTAGAACATAGTTGATTGCGTCACCAATAAGGTCAAGTGGCGAGATCAACAGTCCTAAAATATCTTCGATGGGACCAAGAATTGATGCTAGAAGTTCATCCATCAACGACTGAATTGTGTTGAGGAGACCAGAAACAAACTTATCTACTTGACAAGCAGCTGCTTTGTAAAGATCAAACAAATAACCAAATATTAAGTCTTCTAAAAATTCTTGCAATCTGAGTCCAAGATCCTTCATCTGACATCCAAGACTCTTCAACATTTCATTGAAGAACTTTGTTACTGGTGTTAGAGCATTTCCTTTATCATCTGGTTGAAGTAATAACTTGATCAAGTCATCAATACCTGCCTTGATCTTACCAAGAACATATCCTTTGACCTTTGCAACAAAAGTCTCTACAATTCTAATTGCTTTGTTGACATACTTCCTTCCGATGTCCATAACATCGTACAACTCACCTGTCCATTTACCGACAAGATATGTTCCTAGTTTTCCATCACTCTGTTGCACATCCTTGAGCATATCGCCCAGCAATCGTGTGAAAGTATTATTGAGGTCAGTGTCAGCTCCACACTTAGTTACTACAGCTACACTCCAATTAACACCTGCTCTATTTGTTTCCGATGCATCTGCACGCTTTGCTGCGGAAAGATTGCTAATAGTTGCTACAGTTGTAGCAGGAGTTGCAGGAGTAGCAGCTGCACCAGTTGCAGGAGTTGCACCAGTTGCAGGAGTTGCAGCAGCAGCAGGTTCTCCGCCACTAAGTGGGACACCACTAGGTGTAGGATTAAGCTTAGATGAGTCTTCTGGTTGATCGAGAGCCCTTACATTAGGATCAAGAAATGTTTTAAAGTCTTTACAGTTTCCACTAGGATCTGGATCTTCTTCTAGTTCGCCTGCATTTGCAACTTGACCAATCGACCCCATGATGACTGGCTGTTGCTGTTCTCTATCCAGAAAAAATCCAATCACCCAATCTCCTGGTTCGAGTCTAGGAGTAGATGATCTAACAGCACCAGCAGAATATGGTGAGGTAACGGGCATCATAGTAATTGCCCATGGTAGATCATCTACTGCAACAGCATTGCAAGATTTTGGGTGGTGTCCTACAATTCTAACTTTATATCTACCAGAACGCTTTGGGTCCTTTGTTCCATCTGACCTAAAAGTTGGCGAAACAACTTGACCGATCCACCAGGAGAATCCATCGGAACCGATTTGATGAATAGGATATAGATGTGATAAAGGATCCATATTAATAAGTATCAGTCTTCGTAAATTCTACACTCAGATGCATCTGGGTGAGTGTCACAATACAACTCAAGTGGAGTGGGATCATGATCATCTTCTGGATGACGCTCTGCATATGCTTGCAGTTCTTCCAGTTCGCCCTCAATGTGACGACGGCGTTGTGCAGAAAGTTGAGGGTTGGCAAGTTCTTCCTTGTCTGCCTCAATATGTGCTTCGATGTTTTCCATTTTCCTCCTATGTTACATTTGATTCTTCATAACCACTAGAATCTCTAATGAGATCTAAGACTGTTCTACAAGTAAAAGATATACAATCAAACTGATGGTTGATTTTTTTAATTAAATAGATACCGCTGTGCTCTGGATCATATGATCCTAATTCTTCCTTGCTTGCATTGGGAACTTGGTTTGGTATCTTTACTATAATTTTATTACCTACACGTAAATCAAGATTGCCAGTTATTTCTATTGATAATTGCTGATTGGTTAGAATACCTGCTCTAGCAATCGATTGGACTAAGTATTGTTTCTGGGAATCCGTTACCGCATTGGTATTATCGCCGCTTGCGCCAACTTCGGACGCTATTTCTGTTCCGTTATACCAGTTTTCGTTATTTACAACTGTAGACAATATGCGAGTTGGATACTGGGAGAGTTTTTCTTGCCCCTGTGGTAGCTTCGTTTGAGCACCTAGATGGGCCATGTTGTCCCACATATCTTTTAGATTATACACGTACTCTTCGTACTTCCCAGTATTTATGTTGAAGAAGACACACAATGAAGAGTATGCTCCTTCACGAAGTTTCTTCATTATGTCGATCTCAGATCGAAATGCAACATTCAAAATTTTTCTATCATCTTCTGCTTCTGTCTTGTCGATCAACGCTGGTTTGTACACATATTCAGTGACTGGTGGTGATCCTCCAAATTTAGTTTCATCAGCAGATACTATAGCATCGATGCTTTTGAATGTAAACCCATCTTTAGTTTCAAAAAAGAAAAATCCTGCAGTACCTTTCAATTTTTGTGCGTCCGTTGGAGCATCAGATCTAACAGGATTAGATCCTGATGCAGTTGCTCCAGATTGAGATTTTTTGGTTTTTGGTTCAACTGCTGCTTTTGCAATAGTCTTTGCCTGCAAGTCTCTAATAATAGAGAATGGATTCTTTGAGGCAGGAATAAACTTAAAGATATTAATGCTATCTTCCAGAGTCATTTTCGCTTCTGGAATTTTTAGAAAATCTTTGAGAATTTTTCTAACAATATCAGTTGATGTTCCTTCTAGTTTTGTATTAACGAATATTCCTTCGTTCAACAAATAACTTTCAGAAACCAATCCAAGCGTATAAACTCTCTTGTTAGAAGTTTCTACTCGATTACTGACTCTCCATACCCTAAAGTCATATTCATGATCTTTTCCGAGATAATCAACGACTTCGATCGTTACTTTTTCAAATCCCTGAATGGGCATAGAGCTAATGATATTTGCAGATCTATCATGAACAATCAGCGTTGCTTTATATCCAATCTCTTCATATAGATATTCAAAATACTGAAAATTGATGACTGTTCCTTCAGACTCACCAGATTTGTAAATCCAGTATGTAGGATCTCCAGAAGATTCTGCACCTACCTTCCAAATTTTGACCGATTTTAACCCAAAATTAGAGGCTTTCATGAATACAAGAAGGATGGAGTATATGCATTAGTATATGTTTTTGTGCCAGGATCTGCCATTGTGTCAAATGCACTGACTTCATCCCGCTGGGCAACATTACCTACAGAATTACTACTCATATTTATTATGACTGGATCCATCGACCTGCCATAATTCATCTTGGTTTCCATGGAATTATGATTAACCAAAGACGCCATCATATTTTCTGGTCTACTAACATAATGTGCAATGTTATTTGCAGCAGGTGCTCCAAGACTAGACTGATCACCCATGGGTTTTCCATAGATATTCATATTTTGATCAGCACCTGACATGTTATTGTCACGCATATACTGTCTCAAAACATCATACCTATTCTGTGCTTTTATGGCAGTGTCTGCTGTAGAATCCATCAGAGCGCGAGTACCAGTCCTATCACCAATTTGTTGAGCATCACGAATTGCCTGATTCAATCTTGTATTGTTTGCACCAGTAATAGCACCTTGCTGTGGAGTCACATTTGGATTTGGTTTTGTTCTGCTGCGAACTCTATGTGCAGGATCGGTGTATTGTATTCCATACTTACTGTACATCGCCTCAAGTTCTGGACTAGGAGCCAATGGTTGAGCCTTGTATTGCTCAAGATACTGTGTCGGACTTGTTCTGTTAAATCTATCAATATCTTCTTGTTTGTATCCAGTTCTCTGATAAGAACCAGGAACTGTCATCCCAAAGAATTTCTGTACTGTTCCTCCCCTAGAATCATATTGAGATCCGCTGGGTGCCATGACTCTACCAGTGCCAGGCAACCAACTGAATGGTCCTCCAGTTCTTCCCGTAGAACCACTGTATTTTGTTCCAGAACCACCAGTTCCTCTAGATGCACCACCAGCGCCGCGTAATAAATTAAAGAATTTTCCAATATTATCTCCTATAGAAGAAAAGAACTTAATAATTGGAGAAAATATTCCGCCACCGTCACCACCGCCAGCATTGCCAGCAAACATATTAGAAACAATACTATTTCTAGTGCTTTTTCTACTAGATCCAAAAGAATTTGATATCTTATCAGTAATATTGAATGCATCAGCAATTGGTTTTGTAACCATTTGCATTGGTATATTCAATCCAACTGAATCTGGAAGAACCTCTGCAGCATCAGATGCCATCGCCATTGTTGACAATCCAGCAACTTGATTGACTGCTCTTAAAGCACCAAACAAATCTTTGGTAGAAGCATCATTAGTTTGATTTTCAGTTCTGGTTGGAGACACTAATGGAGACTGCCCACCAATCATATTAGTTGTAGGTGTTACTGCAGGAGTAGCAGATCCTTCAGATGTTCCTAATTCAAATTGCTGTATTCCTCCGCCAGTAGCAAGAGGTTGACCCTGAGTATAATTATTGTCTATTGGTTGAACAGACTCTGTACCATGAAGAAGGACTGGATATCCACTATCAGGTCCAGTAAATACTCCACCAGCAGCTGCCTTAGGAATATTTGGATCCTGATTCATTCTTTCAGTCAGGTCATCTTCTGCATCATTTCTTTGTTGAACAGCAGATGCATCCTCCCATGGATCGGCATATTCATCCGTACCAGAAGTTTTTTCAGTTTTACTTATAATGTCTTGTTTCTCTTTTGATTGAGCATCATCTACTTTCTGCTTGTCAAATGCAAGTTGCTGATTCAATACATTAATAAGTTGATCTAGTTTATCAGATACAAGATCAGTATTAACTTCCAGTGCTTTTGCAACAGCGATGGAAGATTCTTTTGCACTAGTAATCTCACTATTAATTTCAGACTGTTGTTCAGAAACAGATGCTACCGTTCTTGCTAAAGACTCAGCAACTTTAGCAAAAAGAATGCCTAGTTTTTCATCCTTAACTTTTACAGGTTTGTCTTCATTAACCGTACTGCCATACTTAGTGGTAGACGCCATCATTGGCGTATTTGCCTGAACCTGTTGATTCAGAGGTGCGCCAACAGCAACCATTGGAAATGGTTGACTTGCTCTGCGTGCTTGTGCTTGAGCAGATGATCCTCCGATTGGACTGCTCTGACCACGGTTATAATAATCTGAAGGTAGTGGAGATGCTAATTCAGATCTTTGTCCTCTAGCAAAGTAATCAGGATACTTAAATTTGTCACTAAATTTTTTCTCCCTAAACATGCTGGGAGTAAATCTATATGGCAGTGCCTGCTTAAAAAACTCACCACGCTTTAGTTGTGGATCTACACCATATTTTGCTGCTTTCTTTTCTGCTGTTGCCCTCTCTTGCTTTGCATCTCCACGCGCATTCTGCACCGTGTTATACAAAAACGATGCAACTGTGGTGGTAAGATCTCCACTATATGTGTAAGAATATGATGCCATGGATTAGGTTGCTAGTCGTGACATTTGGTATGCTAGTGGATCAAAAGAAGAATCTCTAGAAGATCTAGATCCACTAGAAGAAGAAACTTGTCTCTCTACTATCACTGTCTTATTTAACACAATAGGGAGCACAGATAAACCTTCTTCAATAGACTCATTATCTGCACTTGATGCCATTAATTGTTGAGATTGAATGCTTGATCGATTGCCGCCAGTGAAAAAATCCCACCAACTGAAAGGTCGTTTTGGATTTGAAGGAGTTGGATTTGGACTGGGTTTTGGTTTTGGTTTTGAAATAAGTCTCTGTGGAAATGGCATAGCACCCCTAGATAACTGATTTCCACTGCCATACTCAGCAAAGTAAGAATTATGTCCATAACCCTCTCTTCTAACAACATCAGAACCCTTAACTTCACCTGCAAGAAATTCAGTTCTTCCACCAAGTTTTTTAGCAGCTGCTGCTTGCAGTAGGGGATTTTTCATTGCAGCAAGAGTAGACTCATACAAATTTAGCATTTCCTTGTAAGAAATACGTTTTTTATATCTTCTCCAATAATATGATTGCATTGCTGCAATAGCAGATTTTTTGTCTGTGATTGCCTTCCATTCTGGAGATGTTTTTGTTCCAGGTCCGCTTGATACATTTGGATCGATATATGCTGGTTGATATTGAGCATCTGCAGTAATAACACTGAAAAGAGTGCTGCCATATGTACCATCCCCAAGTCTATTCATAATAGACTGTGCTACATCAACTCTAGACTGATCACCTATACCCTCCAAGGAAGATATTGCAACTAAAGCGGCAAAATCTTTATCACTAACCTTTGGGGGCTTGCGAGGAGATCCACCTGTTCTTCCACGACCAACCATTGGCGTATTAGCAGAAGCTGTTTTGATAGGAACCCATTGATTATATCCATATCCAGGTCTAGGAACCAATTTATATTCAGTTCCATCATGACCCCTATTAGTATCACCAGGCTTATTATTTCCAGAAGTTCCATCTGGTCTCAATCCATATCCTGCGATCAAATTGGGCATACTAGGTTGATCAACATTTGGGCGTCCCCCAATGTTTCCATTATTACCAGATGCTTTAATCGTAGGCTTTGATGGAGGAACTTTTCCTTCCAGATCAAGCATATATCTTTGCAATCTACGGTAATTTTTTGCCGCAGCGGCGGAATCTGGTTCAAAAAAGTCCAAACTTGTGTGTGGACCACGCATACTACCAGCACCTGGCGCGGCACTACCGCCAGGCCATTGTCCTAACCATCCAACTGGACCTATGTACTCACCTGCAGAAACTTTTTGTCCAGGAGCTACTGTTGCAGTTCCAGGAGCAAAGTGTGCATATAGTGCATCAAATTTTCTTGAAGGTTCGAAAGGATCTGTACTTCTAATAACAACAGATTCTCCATATCCAGAAGCGCCTGCGATCGGACCCACAGATACAACTTCACCATCAAATGCCGCGTAATTTTTATAGATGTTATTATAACTAAAGTCAACTCCAGGTTCGCCGCTTGCATCAATTCCCTGAGCAGGGTCATATGTAACCGCATTAGCAGGTAAATTTTTATTCCAAATTTGAGATTGACTTCCAATTCTTTGTGTTAGTCTAGGCTGACCGCCTCCGCCACGGGGTTTAGGTTTAAATATCTCTAAGGCCGTTTCAATAAAAGTCCTGGGTCTTTGACTTGGGTCATTATTACCGCGAGTTGTATCATCATCTGCTTCTTCTGCTGTACGAAAATCAGTATCTGCAGATAATTTTTGATCAGATTTCTTAAAGAACGCAGTTGATGTTGTTTTTAACTTACTTCTTTTAATTCCAGTAGAAAATGGAATATTTACTATTTTAAATGGTAATCTAGAAACCTCTGGAAGAATATGATTATCTACTTTAGCATCTCTCGCATATTTCATCGCTACAGACACAAGTTGACTTCCAGATGATTCAATCAAACTGGTTGCCAGTCCTGTTTTAGGATCAACTCTATCAACTCGTTCCGTACCGTGGAGGATTGCGAGACCTCTCTTAGTTAATCCTGTGCCTGTTTCATATTTCTGAGTATCTTTGGTCGCGTCTCTAGCTGCAATGCCAGCATCAATTGCCAAAGATGCAGCAGTACCAACACCAGGAACAAATGCTGCTGCCCCAGATGCCAGTTCCAATGCTGCACCCATTGGATCGGGTGGTTTTTGAAATAGTCTTTGTGCTGCAAATACTGCAGAAATACCAAGACCGATACCAAATGGAAGTTTTTTACCAGCAGACTTTAGAGCTGTCTTTCCTAATGCTTTAGTACCAAATTTTAGACCATATCTTTTTGCACCCTGCTTTGCGTAATTAACTAGTGCGGTTTTTGCTGCTGCCCTAGGTCTCAATGCTGCCCTAGCAAGGGGTGCTATTCTCCTGCCAAGTGGTCCCCTAGCAAATAGTCTGGCTCTTGCTCTCAGTCTTCTGGGTATCACCCTACCAATAGCAGACTTTGCTCTTCTTAGGAGTAAATCTTTAATAAGATTTCCAACAACACTTTTAGGTCTCTTGAGAATGTTATTTACATACCCTGCTGTACCAGCTCCTCCGCCAGATCCACTCGCATTGACGGTTTCGGCGTCATCAGCAAGTTTTTTATCGTGTGCTAATTTTTTTTGATATATGTCAAGCAAGGCATCAAGCTTGCCAAGCAACATTTCATTGTGATCTACAATTAATTTATTGTTTTGAGCAGTAATCGCTTTAATTTCATTAATGCTCTGCAAGTTCTGAGCTGCCTTTGACTCAAGCTGTATCATTTTCAATACAACACCACCTCCAAGCATTCTTGACACATACTGTCGTCCAGACTTGTCGGTGACAGGTGTTGGTGTTGGTGTTATTACTTTAGATTCTGCTTCTTTAGTAGCAGACTTCAATTCTTCTTTTTCTTCGTCCGCTTTGTCTCTATTTTTTTCAATACGCTTTTTGACAGCAGCATATAACTTACCAGCGATCGTTGTGGTAAGGTCCCCAGAATATGTTGTTGAATATCCTGCCATTATTTCTGCTGTTGTTGGCGCTGTTTGACTTCTTCAAGATACTGCATCAAGAACGCAACATAGATTTCACGCTCCCAGGGGATCCAGTTTTCAATATCACTCAATCTATATTTATGGTACTGCATGAGGGCAAAATTGACCCTGTAATACCCCTCCAAATTATTTTGGAAGAGTGCTACGCGAAAAAACTCTGAAGACCCTCCAAGACGTACTCAGATTCTACGCCAGTGTTGGGATTTTTGACATTAAACGCATGACGCAGTTTTGGAGAAGTTTCGTAAAATTTCTGCAACTCTTCAAACTGCTTAGAAGTCAAACTGTCAACAAATTCCCGAAATTCTTTCTTAGTAGTGGTAGTAGAATCATAGACCTCTTCACCCTGGTAGATCTGATCGATGCTTTCTGCAATCAACTCAAATACTTCCTCAGTATCCATGTCTTTCTGCAAAAAGTCCAAATCAATGAATCTTTGCATACTAGGATAACGCATCACAACACCAAAATCTTCATCAAACTCAACTTTGGTAGAATGACCTTCTGGTTTGTATACTTGAATATCAGAAATTGGAATTCTTACATCAACTTTGGTTTGATTGTCATCTTGACATGTAACAGTCAAACTGATACTTTCTCCAATAGATGCACCACGAATATTCAGGAACAAATATTCGAGATCAAAGATAGGAAGCTGATCTACCTTAATTCTGCTCAAAACGCAGTTTTTGATCAAATCCTTGACAGCTTGTTGAATCTGCTTTTCATCTTCTGCCTCTAATGCCAGCAAAAGCACTTTTTCTTCTTTTACCAAAAATGGGCGATATTTTACAGTTTTCCCCGTAGATGGCAGTTCAAGTTCGTATGTTGGATAACCAACCTTTGGCAAAGCCATGATAATAACCTCAGATCGTATATTTATTTAGAACGACTTTTTTAAGTAAAAATTGTCGGAAATTTTTTTCCCAGTTTCATGGAATTGAAAAATCAATTTCAACCAGCAAAAATAAGGTCATGTCTCTTATAATAAAAATTCACAGTGACCTTTGTTAGTTGAGATGATCCATATGCTAGAGGAACCGTGTCAACACTGTATGGATATGCATCTTGGAGAACGAATCCGATTGATGCCCTATCTGTATTGGTAGTAGTTCCCAATTCAGTTTTTACAACTCTAATTTTCGCAGTATATTGATCTGGATATGATAAGCGAACAGATTTGTGGGTTCCAAGCGTCGCCAGTTCACTTACTTTGGCTGGATCGGTGCTGTCAGTGTAGATAACTCCATACCCAGTTTCATCACCTGCTGCACCAAAAAAAATATAATTGTGCCATGCAGTAAAAAATTTCATTGGTGTCATATCTGCATCACACATAAAACTCATTGATAGATCAGAGTGAATCCTAGTGTGTGGATATTGGAACTGACCTTCACCCAAAACTCTACCAGCCAGCATTCCAGTCTGAGCTTGTATATTTGGAAGTTGAGTTTCATCACAGAAAAATTCAATCCATTCTTTATCTTCTTTCCAAGTTGTATACCAACTAAGCCCACCAGTATCATTCGTATTTGGTTGGATGTAAACACGATAAGAAGATGTAAGAGCCATGCCGCCCTTTACACCTATTCTACTCATGATTTCCGATAAATTTCTCACTCTAAATATAGTTGTGGGATCTTATATATTTATGGCATATTCAGGACTATACAAACCCGTTAATCCTGGCAAGTATCGTGGGAATCCAACTCGTGTTATCTATAGATCATTATGGGAACGAAAGTTCATGGTGTTCTGTGATAACAACCCATCCATTTTGGAATGGGGTAGCGAGGAAATCATTATACCATATCGTTCTCCCATAGACGGAAGAGCGCATCGATACTATCCAGACTTCTACATCAAAGTTCGTGAAAAATCTGGACTTGTTTCAAAATACATTGTTGAAATTAAACCAAAAAAACAAACAACAGCACCGAATGACAAAAACAAAAGAACTGCTGCCTACAAGAAAGCTGCTCTGACTTTTGCAAAAAACCGCGCCAAGTGGGATGCTGCTGAAGACTTTTGTGAGGATAGGCAGATGAAATTTTTAATCCTGACAGAAGACCACTTAGGAGTATAGGACAATGGCACAAGGATTTGCAGAAATCCAACGCAACACAATAAAAGAAGACGCTGGATACAAAACTATTTTCGAAAAAGTTACAGAAGCTACAGGAGGAGAGAAAAAAACTTTCACATGGTATAAAAATGCAGTACGCAGAGAGATAGCACGCTTTGCAAAAGACAAATCAAAATACATAAGAGATGAGCGGCGTGATCGAATGGGATCTGCTGCTCAAGAAGATGGAAATATGTTAAGAAGATATGCAGTTGCTGGACACATGTATCTCTTCGAATACAAAGCATCATCTAGACTACCGTACTATGACAGGTTTCCGTTGGTCTATGTGATCAAAGCAACTCCATCAGAGTTTTGGGGTGCCAATCTTCACTACATGAATCCAAAGAAAAGAATCCTGGCAGTGAGATCATTGATGCGTGGAAAAATTGACTTTCCTAAGATATGTCTACATAAATATTTGAAAAGTAACATTGAAGGTGGTTACATTTTAGATCTACATGCAGATGAATGGGACACCGCCATACTTTTACCCGTAGAAGATTTTGTTATTGATGTTAAAGGTGGTCACCAATTTGATTATGAAAAAGAATTAGTTTGGCAAGAAACCAACGATAAATTCTATGACAAATTGAAAGCACAAAGAATCATCAAAGGGTACAGTACAAAATCCGACAGGGAAATGGTAAAGTAAATGGCAACATATAAAGCAAAAAAAGGAGATTACTATAGAGAATCTAACGGTGTCATCTGGTATAAGTTTGGCGATGGTGACCTCGATTGGCAGAATACTAATGTTAAAGGAAGTGCTTTACCATCATATGTTACTGGAAATGAAGTAAGTAAAGATACAAAACAACTAACGCCAGCAGCACAAAAGAAACTGGATGATGCGGCAGCTGCCGCAGCGGCAGCAGGTGCGTTGTCTATTAAACTAACAAATCCAACAGTTCCTTCTAAGAGTGCGTCTTATAGATATCCAAACAATATCAAAGACAAATCAACAGATTATATTTTATTTGAATTTGGAGATTATATACCTCCATATTCGGGAACAGCAGAAGGGGCTGCAGCAGCTGATGCTGCTCAGGATAGAACCAAATACAACAATTATAATTCATCTGCAAATAGTTTTAAACCATACTCTTCTTCAAGTGATTTGAAACCAGTTATTTTATACATGCCTCAAGATATCCAAACAGAATCAAAACAAAATTGGAATGGCAAAGCTATCAGCAATATTGGTGGTGCTGGATTAGGATTATTTGGTGGCGGAAATGCAGATAAATTAAAAGATTATAGAATAGGTGAAGGTCTTAACAACGCTGTTAAAGCACTGGTAACTGGTGCTCTCAATGCAGTTCCTGGTGTTGGTGGTAACTTTACATTAAATGATGTCTTATCAACTACACAGGGACTTGTTCTCAACCCAAATGTTGAAGTTATGTATGACTCTCTTGAGTTGAGAGAGTTTACTTTAAAATTCAAAATGACTCCACACGATGGCACTGAAGCTCAAACAATTAGAAACATAACACAAGTTTTTAGAAAAGCATCTATGCCATCGTATGATAAAAGTTATAATGGCAACACCACAGATTCACAAAATATACAAGGATCAAATGTCATTGGTGTTCCGTCCATGTGCAGAGTAAGTTTTATGAGGGGATCCAATCTGCATGAATGGTTGCCACAATATAAAACATGTGTTATTCAAAAAGTAACCGTTAACTACACTCCAGATGGTGCGTATGCAACATTTGGAGATGGATCTCCAGTAGCAACAGAATTGTCAGTCACATTCCTAGAATCCAAACTTCTATTTGCAGAAGAACTTAATGTTAGCGGAGTTTCATACTGATGTACTTCAATCTAATACCAAACATACAGTACTCAACCAAACCAATTGGGTTTCCATTTTCGGAAGCAGATTATATCACTGCAAAAAATTTCTTCAGAAGATATCAGGTTAACCCCGAGATTTTTGACTATGCAGTATACTTTAAAAAGTATAGCATCAAAACTGGTGAGCGACTAGACACCATAGCAAATAGTGTTTATGGAAATCCATTTTATGATTGGGTTATTGTTTTAACAAACAATATGATAGACCCAAGGTTTGATTGGCCGATGGAAGAAATTCAACTACAAAAATATGTGGAAGAAAAATATCCAGGGCAAGATCCATATGCTGAAGTTCACCACTATGAAACTAACGAGCATAAGATTGGCAACAATATTGTACTGGAAAAAGGCATTGTTGTTGACAAAAATTACTATACAACCAATCACTACTTCAATTCCAGTGGAAGTATGGTTAGCGTATCTGGTTTTATCTTGTCCAGACCAGTAACAATATACGAGTACGAATCTACAGTTAATGAATCGAAGAGAGAAATTTATCTTCTAAGATCAGGATACCTAGAAGGGTTTGTTAATAGTTTCAAAACTCAGAACAAATACAAAGAGTCTACTGATTTTATTAGCAACAAACTAAAAAAAGCATAGCGCGACTTTTTAGACAAAAAAATTGGGGAAAAAATTTTCCCCAATCGTGAAATCGTCAATCGAAATTTGAAATTATCCTCTCACACTCTTTCAAGTTTTTTTTACAGAAGGCACGGACATAACTGTTCGTGTCTGTATTCATAGTGTAGTGAGCGTGAGTATGTATTACTTCGATCATCGCCAAGAACCCAACACACAGGGCTACGAAGTGGCATATAGGACTTGTGGCACAGCATGTCAGGTTCTTTTTAAAGTCCATCAGAACTTATACTTAGTACCGATCTCAACTTTCCAGTCAGTCTTGGTGCTGGTGCTGATGAATTCTGCCTTTGCTTTAGCAGACAGTTTCTCAGTCAGGGCAAGACCAGTGCCGATTTCAGCAGCGGTGAATCCAGTAGAAGAACCACCATCAGGGGTCTTAGCACCACCGCCAAGTTCAACATAAGGTTTGGCGATACCAACCTTCCAGTCATAACCAACACGAGCTTGGTTGACTGCTTCTTTGTAATTGTCGTCGCTGAATTTGAATTCAGATTTAGTCATGACGTAGGGACCAGCAAGGGCAGGTGCCGTCACCATAGGAATGGCAAGGGCGGCAAGAGCGAGTGCTTTCATTTGTTTTTTCCTTTGAGTAGGGTTTGTGTGTCATTAAAAAGACCTCTGTATTATAACAGAGGTCCGTATATTTAGAGTTAAGGATCGGTTAATGTTTGATCCCTGACAGATCAGTCTTCTTCAGCAAGACGAGCGAAGTAAGACAGAGCATCGTCATCATCAACAACAGACTCCTGCTTTACAGGAGATGGTGCTGCAGCAACAACAGGCTCATACTCTTCGTCATCAACGCTAGGAACAGCAGTGCGCTGGGTGATACCAAGCACCATGTTCAGGCGACGCTCAAGATCCTCGTAGGACTTGAACTGGTCCTTAGAAGTGAACGCTTCCAGAGAGTGCTCGGACTTCCAGATACCTTCCAGTTCATCATCGTCTGCACTGAGAGCAGAGACACTATCAAACTCAGAAGAATCATAGTTCCAGTAACCTGCAACCTTCTTGATCTTCAGTTTGAAGTTAGCACCTTCCCAAAGATCAAAAACATTCACGGGTTGCTCATCCTGAAACTCAGGTTGCATCGCAGCAAGGATCTTATCATGGATCTTCTTGCCATACTTGTAGAGGAACACACGACCCTCGTTCTCAGGGTTCTTAGGATCCTTCACGACAAGGATGTTGCTGTAATACTGGAGCTTACGCTTCTGCTTACGAGCAGTCTCTTTGTCTTCATCACTACCGCTGTTCCAGAGACGGCGGTTGACTTCACCAACGGGATCCTTCTCGTTGAGAGTGGTCAGGGAGTTCTCGATGTACCAACCACCAGGACCTTGGAAGGCATGGGAATACACCTTCGCCCAGGGGATGGTCTCACCTTCGGGGGCGGGGAGGAAACGGATAACAGCGTACCCGTTGCCAGAAGCGTCAACCTCTGGTTTCCAGAAACGCTCATCAACGTTCTTGCCGCTGGATGATTTCTCTAGTTCCTTCTGGAGGAAGTCGAAGTTGTTCTGGGATTTACGCTTCAGATCTGCGAAAGACATAGGATTTTCTCGGATTAGTTTGGATTTGGTTTGTGTGATGCCCTATCACTCAGTCATTATACAAGGGCACAGGGTCGGGCGTCAACCCCCTGTGCCACTACGCAGTTTGTCCTTCATGAACTGGACTTTCTGCAGCAGTTCGTCGAACATCTCTTCGACGGTGGTGCCTGGGGTGGCACCAAGCATAATAATACCCTGCTTCATGGTCTCTAGGACAGAGACTGCTTCAGGATCGTCACTCAACTTAATACGGAAGTAGAAAGTCTTCTGCTTCTCAATCAACAGTTCAAGTTTCTCAAAGTATTCCATCTTCCTCTCGTCATCGAGAAGAACAAAGTTCATGGCAGATCTAAAACAGAACTGCTGGAGGTCCATCATCTCTTGGATGTCTCCACGAATAATATCTGACTGGAAAAAACTCATAGTGATCTACCTTTGTACTTGTAATGTTTACTTAAATCATAACCAAATTTATTTCTATGAACCTTAGCAGTTTCACCTGTTATATTTTCATAGATCATTTTCATGATATCAAAGTGATACCAATGATGTGGAGCAAGGTATTGTGGAGAACCACATACAAAGATGTAGTCAAAATTATAATTACCTATCTCTAAGTTTTCTTTTGAGATAGATTGATAGTTCCAATCAAGTTGGACTACTGATGGGTCAAGGGGCGTTGAGTTTTCATTTCCCACCCAGATATAACTGGAAAGTTTTTTATTCTTTACTAACCACAAGACCCAATCAGCTTGAGAAACAATATCATACTCGATGACTTCTTTATATTGTTCATTGAGATAGCAAATGTCATGATGCTGATCAATATTCAAGATATTAATCTCTTCATCTACATGATGCAGATCAAAGAGGATACTATCATGTTCAAAACCAAAGGATACATTCTGACATTTTGACAATGCTTTTGTAAAAACATCTAAGATAAACATCCAGTTGTCAATACTGACATTGAAATGTTCTTCTTTGTAATAGGTGTTGTTATAAAACTCTCCCCATCTTTTATCAGCAAAGTTATTATAAAAATTATTATCAACTAACTTGGCGTAGTTAGTTGAGATATAATCCAAATCAATTGTTAATACATTCATACCAGCATAAGTTTTGCTCTGCTAGTTTTCTTCATGAAGTTGAGTTGCTGTGCCTCGTAACGGAGTTTCTCCTTTAGAGGTTTGCTGATCAACTTTGATACACTATCTATCTCAATTTCATTCAATTCACAGTAGTGGATAACCGAATCAATATAATTCATGTCTGGATTGTGTAGTGCAATCTTCTCCACTTCCTGCGAGAATCTCGCAGCGGTCATAAATTTATCCTCTAATAATTGTTTTTTCTCCATATCGTTCCTGATACTCCGCGATGTAACTCATTAGTTTGATAAAGAATTCTTTCTTAGGTGGAAGCACCTTGACTTGAGTTTCGCCGTTTTCACATGCAACGATCGTCACGAGTTGCTTAACACTCAACCCGTAATTTTCTTGAAGCATACAAGCGTATGCTGTTTCTTGAACGAAGTAGTCATAAAGATATTTTTCACGCTTGGGTTCTGCTGCTGTCTTGAAATCGATGATAGACAACACGCCGTCGAACTCAGCGATACAATCTACACGCCCAGCAATCTCTAAATGTTTAGAGTAGAGCGCCGCTTCCTGTAAGTAAATATTATTTATGCGGTCTAAAATATCCCTAGAATGCTGGAACATTAGAACGGGAAGCGGGAACTTACTATACTTCTTCAAGTCAAGATCGTTGTTGAAATAATCTTCAACAATGGAGTGATACTTTGTTCCTCTATTAGTAGATCGTTTGGAGATGTTGTTTGCTTTCTCCTCACCAACACGGGCTCGCCACCTGGCGATGCCCGCTACCTTATCTTTGTTGTTGCTAATCACAGTGGTGACAGATGGAAACTTATCTCCTGTAGGTGTGAGGTAAACTCGTTTGCCATCCACCATCTCAGCAGACATTTCAATAGGATCTAATCCCACATGATTAAACAACTTCATAGACCCAGATTAATTTTGTTGATGATATAAGACTTGACAAGACCAGAACGAACGATGTCCTCAATACCAAATTCAATTAGCGAGAACTCATCCATGTTCTGTAGGATGCGTTGGAAGTCTAGGATACCTGAACGCTCAGAGATCTTTTGCAGGTCAGTCTGAGCAGCATCACCACAGAAGATGATCTTGCTATCCTGTCCCACACGAGTGATGATACTATCCAGTTCGTGGAAGTTCAGGTTCTGACACTCGTCAATGATAACAATACAGTTATCAAGAGTGGTGCCACGAATGAAACTAGTAGACCAGAACGAGATAGTTTCCTGTGCCTTGAGATTATCATAGAGCATCTCAAAACTATTGTCATCAGGCATCTCAAACATGGACTGAACCATGTTCTTATATGGTATCTGATAGAGAGAAGACTTATCCTCATGGTCACCAGGAAGGAAACCAATCTCCCTCGTAGCAACTAGAGAGCGAACGATATAGACTTTCTCATAAGGACTATACTCATTGAGCACATCCTTGAGTGCCTTATAGAGAGCAACGAATGTCTTACCAGTTCCTGCTACACCATAGGCATAGATCATCTGACCTTTGTCCCACTCATCAAACATCACCTTCTGGTTTTCAGTAAGTGGTTCAACGGGGATCATGTAAGCTTCATCAATAGGCTTACGACGCTTACGCTGCTTAGAAGTCATACCTTGTCCAGGTGCCTTCTGTGTCTTCTTTCTTACTGGCATATGATTAACGATACTTGTCGGTAATAGTTTTGTTTCTTGGTGCGTGTTTGGCAATCTTGTTCTTCATGATGTCATGGAATCCAGGATGAGTTCTGCTCATCTTGTCTTGCCAGTCACCAACCTCACCAGAGGAAGGACAAGTAGATGGATCACTCCAGTCTCTTGTCCAATCTGGATTGTCAGTCTTCCACTGATCCCAATCATGAACGCTGAGCACAACGTCCTTTTGTTCACCAGTTTTAGTATTGATTACAGGGTATGTTGCCATCAGTTCCACTCCAATGCTTCGGCACAAATAGGGAATTGTTCAGCGAAGATTTCCTTACACTGAGCAGCAATGTCCATGTGTTCCTTCTGGGTTCCATGGGCGCTGCGTAGATCTATATAGTGCATCCAAGAACGCACAGATCCTGACATGTAGATACGGGTGGGAGTTGCCAAAGGAAGCACAAAGCGAGCACACTCTTTAGCAATACCCATCTCTAGCATGTG